ATCGTCGGTACAAAACCCGCTACGGCGCAAATGCGCGCGATCGAGGTGGCAAAACTGTTGCTCCCGGTGCCCTTGACTAAGTAGGAAGTGCTTTCAGCGGTTTGGTCACCCAGAAACAACACCTTCTTGTTACCCGCGGCCACCTTGCTCGGGTTAGCGCAGAACTTAAGTGCGTTGTACAGGTACTTAAACGCAGGGCTTAGTTGTTCAAACGTAGCCCCCTCTGCTGGCGCAGCCGGGTTGTAGAACTTGATGAACCCCCCGTCATAGACCACATTTCCTTTGCCGTCTTGGGTGACCGCAATAAACGGGTTGGGTGGTGACAGGGTGTCGTAGGCAATGTACTTGGACACCGAAGGCGGTGTTCCATTTAAGGACATTGCCACTTCGGTGATCGAGGGGTCAAAGGTCCAGCTAACCGTGCGCTCCGTTGGGTAGTAACCCCCGGGCACTGACGGCACTACGATATTGGCCATGGGTTAACTCACTTCTTTTTGAAAGGACGGTCAACACGGATCAGGACTTTGGTCGCAGTGTCACGGGCCAAACGAACACGCACCGCACCCGCGGCGGTAATGCCACACACTACAAACGCCTCTGAACCGATGTAGTACCCATTGGTGTCCGACCCACCTTGCTCATCCAACACCCACACCTGCACGCGGGCAGACTTCAGGTCGTACTGTGTCGACTCCGTACCCATGAGCGTGGTGAGGTTATAGTCCTTGACAGCATTGGCCGCCATCGTCACTTCTTCAAACACCAGGGGTTTACCACCTGCTTTAGCGATGGTAACCAACTTGGTGATCATGTTGGTGAATTTTGCCACGAAGGCAACAGATTTCAAACTCATGGCTTACCTCAGCAATAATAGAAAGGGGCCCGAAGGCCCCCAGATTAATCACCAGCCCATGTACGTGGCTGACTGTTTCGTTTCTGTTGGCAACTCATCTGTGACGCTGATGTCGCACTGTTTGAAATACGCATTGACCTGGGTGGTGAATGCCGACACGTCGTCCATACCTGCGGCAGCGACCAGCTCTACCTTAAGTTCGTCTTCAGGGTCACTGTGGTCTTCCAAAGACTCAGAGATCTCGAAGGGCGACTTGATCCCCGTGATCTGCTGGACCATCTCCATGCTCCATGCTAGGATGTCCGAGGAGCGTGTCGAGATGTTGGGTTTGTCGCCGGTGTCCAGGTTAGCGCGGTACACCGTGGTTTGTGTGTCCGCGCCAATGCGGTGAATCCGCGAGATCGCCTGTTCTTGGATGTACGCCCGGAAAGGGTCGTTGATCATGATCATAGTGTCAGCCATGACCAGCGGGACTGCCGTGGACAGGGAATTGTAGGTGGCAATGAGTGGGTTTAAGCGCTCGTCTTTCTCAAACTTACCCACGATGCTGGCAAGCTCGTTGTTGGTCTTACCATACACCACAAGCGGTGAGAGCCCCACTTGTTTGCATTGCTCCTCGGCGGCAGTCAGTGCTTCAACGAAACTGGTAAAGACCACGGTCTTCTTCTCGGTGGTGTCGCACACCCCTTTGAAGTCCAAGTACTTGACCATCTCCACGTGGCATTCGATCCGCTTGCGTCCCAACACGCGACCCAAGCATTCACCTTGAATCTTAAGCTTGGTGTACTTGATGATCGACTTGACGTTACGAAACTCTTTGATCATGTCCTTAGGCAGCGACGGTTCAAAGTACTTCTTTTCGTAGGCGTTGGTGTAGGCGATCTCTTCACCGATGAAACGTGGATCAGGCGTGGCGATCACCGTCTTGAGGGTTAACTTGTAGCGCTGGTACTCGGCCTTGGCAGAGCCGCCTTTGAGCGAGCGCTCATGGATATCCAAGCAACGCTCCCAGAAACGCTCATCTTCCTTGCGACGCTTCTTGTAGAACTCTACCCGCTCTTGGATGAACGCCTCCATGACCTTGCGGATCGACTCCAAGGTGTACAGATCACCTGTGGGCATCTTGATCGGCAACATCTTCATGATCGGTTTCTCAAGCTTCAAGGCCGATTTTTCGATCTTGTGCGAGATCATCCCCATGCGGTGCTTGAGGATATCCAGACCTTTATTACCATCCTTACCAAAGATCTTCTTATAACGCTCCTGGACCTGCGTGGTGAAGAGATCGTCCAGCACCGTGAGCAATGGGATCAATTCAGCGCCCATTGCTTTAACAGGTGTGCCTGAGGCCGGGATGATGTTCTTGCACTGCATGGTCTTACACAGTTCAATGAACAGCTGTGTACGCTGGGACTTGATCTCGTTGAGGTTGTGGGATTCATCGAGCACGATGATGGGGTTTTGGCCAGCGACCTGATGGCTCTTGACCATTTGCAAAAGTTTGTCGAGGTATTCGTAATGACAAACCACGATGCGTTCTTTGTTGTACGGCCGGCTTCCGTCAGACAACCAATACTTCTGCTCTTGCTTGTACTCATCGCGCACGGTGTTGCCCCACACACGCACCAACGCGTTCTTGGGGCATACGACGATCACCACGTCGGCATCGAGTCCTTCGGCCACGTACAGCGCCGCCATGGTCTTACCCGAGCCTGCGGCACCTGCCAACAGGTAACCATTTAGGCCATACTGGTCAACCTTGGTGTTGTAGACTTCCAGAAAACCCATCTGGTGTTCCAGTGGCGACTTATGGAAGCGCTTGAAGTTTTCAAACTTCAGTCGCCCCTCTTTCGGTTCTTCACTGGGGAGGGTGTTCTTCAGCCATGTGTTGGCATACAGGGCATCGCGGATGTTGGTCAGCACCCGCACCGACACGCCCGAGCGGCTCGCAATGAGCTGATCCAGCATGTAGACAATGTCCATAGCAAAGAACTTGTAGAAACTGAAACTGTGCTTGCCCAGGGTGTTGAACATGTTGATGGCGATCTTGGACGTCTTCCAGATACGCCCCATGTCACGCTGCATCACATCGGCTGGGATACCCTGCACGATAATGTCGGTGTTGGTTTCTTTAACAAGGATTGCGCCAAACGCCCGGCGAAACCCGGCAAACATTTCTTCGCTGACAACTTCCGGCTGGAACGTGGGATCGAAGTAACATTCACGCCCCACCTGGGGTTCTGAATAACGTGGCTGCATGGTTAGAACCTAAGCTTTGTGGTTAGACTATAAAATTAGCGACTTTTACCGGTTGTGTATTGTATGTGCAGGGCTACGACAGTGGCCAGTCAGGAGGTGATCCAGTACTCGCAAGTTGTTTCTCCCCAGAACTGCTGATAGTAACGCCGGATGGCATCACTGGGCAGCTCACAGGTTCCTTGCACACCCCCATAAGGCCTGTCCTTCGGGGCGGGCCTTATGCCGTCTATAATTGAAACCTATATCACAAGGGTGAATATCTACTCACCACCCTTAGGTTATATAGGGGACTGTCTACAGGAGACGTTATGCTCACCCAACAAATTATGGCCGGCCTGCGTTATGAACGCGGTCTATCTACTCAACCCAGGTGCACCGACATCCGAAAGATCGCTAACCTCAACCTTACAGCCCCGATCAACATGATCGCGGCACTGGCTGAGGGTAAAGAAGTCATCCTTTGGCATACGTCGACTGGTAGCGAGTACATCGGTTATCGTCTCCTGTCTAATAACGATGACGCAACCAACATCGCGTTCGGGGTTCCTGAACTGTGTTACGATCGCCCTGAAACCGTTCATGCCATTTCGCAGTTCCACTTTGTCGAGTGTGACGGCGTGATCGCATCGGCTATTGACGTGTGGCCGATGTCGGCTATCTACTGGCTGGCAGCGAGTGACGTTGGGCATTACAGGGTTGAGGTGCAGTTGATCAAGAAGGATAAAGATGAATGCAGGGGATAGAGTTTTTTGATATACCCGGATCGTGGGCAGGCGTCGGTAGTCGTGAGGCCCCGATGCCTGCTCAGATCCTCATGGTCCGTTATGCCCGTACCGCCTATGAACTCGGGTTGGGTTCCTTGTACAGCGGTGATGCTATCGCCAGTGACTTTGCCTTTTGGGTCGGGGCGGTGCTGTCGGGTAGTGAGCACTTCGAGCGGCACAAGCCGAAGATCTTCTTGTCTCGAAACGGTTACCAGAACCGCTGGCATGATGACGCCTTAGGTTTCATCAACGCCAAGACGCTGGGGCGTGAACGCTGGATGGAAGCCAACCAAATCGCACTAGAAGCCCGTAAGGGTTTTTGGGGTTTAGGTAAGGGCGGTATTGAGCTTGTTACACGCAACCCGTTCCAGCTACTGGACGTCGACTTAAAACACCCAGTGGCTAAATGTTTGTATTGGGGTATCCCGCAAGGCAAGACCGAGAAAGTCCGCGGTGGTACAAACGTGGCCTTACAGGTCGCCATTCGGTTTGGCATCCCTAGGATGAATTTGTACTATGAAGAAAACCAAAGGCTCCTTCAAGCGTGGCTGGAGGAAAAAGAAAGCAAAGCCAGCTACCCCCGAAACCTCACCGATATCCTCGACTCCCGCCGTACCGATAGCCCTTACCCGGGCTTCTGAAGCTGAGACGATCGCCAAAGACATGTTGTTTGTTCGCGACAACTTAGTCTGCTCCATCGAACCGGACCAGGTCTACACGGCTAACGAGGTCATCGACTTTGTTGACCAAGGGATCAATGGTGTCCTTAAAGTAGTAGAACAGCAATGCGAACCCTGGAGTTTGACCATTGACATCTGCCAAGCCTACTTCGACAAAATCAACAGCTGACCTATCCGCAGTGCTGGGTAAGGTCCAGCAGCCTTCTGAGCGTTTTCGTGCAAATCTTGCGCGGTCTATTCTCGCCCGGAATTACCCGCAGGTGCCCATCTATACCCTGGAGGAGTTGGTTCACAAAGCAACCACCCCACGGTTCGAAACGCCACAGCCCACGCTTGAATGTCCGCTCCTGCTGATGTTGTTGATGTCTACAGAGGCCAACCTACTGTTGCAGTACATGCGCCGGGTCAGTCAGGTTCACGGCCTGAAAGGCCTCGACCCCGATAACAGTGGTTTGCTAGTCGCGTCAGCCGGTGTGAGTATGCTACAGGCTTACGCCGGTTACGAGGTACGGGCCGTGGGTGTGGAAAACCCGGTTGCCTTCGAACAAGCCATGCAAAAATACCTACACACCCGTCGGCTGGTAGGCGTCACCGTCGATGTCCTTGAACACACTGAGGTTCCCCATGTTCGCTAATCAGCAACTCGCCCAAGATACCCAAGACCAGCTGAACAAGTGCTTTCATGCCGTCGAATTGGTCAGTCTATCGGAGCTACTTAAACGCGCCACGTGCAGTATACCAGTCGAAAAGACCGCGGCGGATAAACGCCCGGTGTTGGTACACCTCACCTCTGGTCAGTGTTCCGACACCCTCACTGAACTCAACAAGGCCTATCTGGCGATGTACCCGGGTACGGACATTACACTGTCTGAACGTATCAGTGACAGCGGTTACCTGTTTAAATTTGTTGACCGCGTTTTCGAGTGGGAGCATGTTCACGCTGTCTTAAGTGCATGCACTGAAAGCGGGGACACTGTCGTAGCCATCGCTTGGGAAAAGCTTGAGAGGAGTCCGGACCATGACACTGATCGCAACGTCGACTGATCTTTACAAGGCGCTGAGCACCGCAAAACACCCGTATTACCACAGCAGCGAGTACGAAGAAACACACGAGCACATGTCTGAATTCCTGGCCGCATGGAAGGATTACGACATCGACCTCAACCGCGTCATCCGTTGGGACATCCGGGAGGTCAAAGACGACTTCAGCAACCCTAACGACATGACCGACGAAGATCGTCGTTACTTCGGCGAGCCGGGGTCGCAGTATGCCTTAGTGCATTTCGTGGCGCCACGCAAGGGGCACACGTTCACCCACCGCATCTTGAACCTCATGCCTGGTGAAGTGCCGCAGTTGTACGTGTTCCTCAAAAAGCACTGGGAATACACGCAGCAACTGTGGGACCCACTCCCACACATCGAGTATGTACCGCCGACCACACCCCGTAGCCGGTTCTTGGATCGCGTAAAAACGGTCACTAAAGACCACGAGATCGGTGAAAGCGGTATGCCTGGGCACTTCCGCATCCAGGCCAACAAGCAGATCCATCAAGCAGTGGCCAGTGTGCTGGGTGTTATCGATGATAGCTATGTATTGTTGGAACGACCCGAAGACGAGGATATGCCGCTAGACGCCGGGTTGAACATTGCTGGTGAACTCGCCAAAACATACTTTGCGGATATCAACACATGAAGCAATGGCACCAACTGGATACGATGGCGCTGTATAAGCGCCTTCGTGCCCGTCAATCCACTTCTAATTATCGGTTGGATCGTGTACTTATGTCAGGGATCAATGAAGCAGAAGGCGCAGACATGGACAAAGTCGAGCGTGAAGAAAACCGCATGCGCGAAGCGAATGGCCTGGCCGGAATCCGTAAGAACATCCTGCCTGGCACTCGGGCGCTGATAGAACAACACGCACAGTTCCGTACCGATGCCAATCGTCGTGTGCCTATTGACCTCGATAGCCCCCAGGCCAAAGCAATCATCGAAACCAACCTGTGTCCTGAAGTGGTCGAGCCACCGGGGCTTACGGTAACCCCGCCGATGGAGGATGTTTGTAAGACGATCGTGGTACTGGCACGGTTGGCTGCCGAGATGGCTACCGTAGCACACAGCGAAGAAGGTTACACCGACTTCGATGGTTTCGCTTACGCGGCCATCTATGTCGACCGTGTGATCAAGGAGCAATTCGCGAGCCAGTTCCCATCGCTCGAACACTCGCACATGCTGAGTCAGATGCACCTTGATCCACTGCACAAGTACATGGCGGATCGTGACTACCGGTTGGACCCGACCCACTGTCACAGAACGGATCGTGTAATGCACCTGATTCGCGACTACGCCGAGTTTCACCTTGAACGTCCTTGGCCGCAAGACGACATGGAGAAGTTGGCCAAAATGATCATGGTCGATAAGCAGCTCCACAACATCGTCGCACCATGGCTGCGCCACCGTAACAGCGAACGCCAACGCCTTGTACGTGTTTCAACCCCTGGTTGGCGTGACGACGGTTGGCTGTATAAAAAACTGAAGGAGGCCCAAGATGGTGACGACACCAAACGCGACTTCTTCAACGCCTGGACCACCGATACCGATGGTCAGGCTACCCTACTGATTGATAAGGACAAATCGCAATGATCATGAATGACCGCTGGATCATCAACCAGTGCATCGAACCATGTCAGCACATCGAACATGAGACTTACCTGGGTATCGGTGGGGTCGAATCTCACACCGTTGTTTCGGAGGCCGTTCCAGACCCGAATTGGAGGCCCATGATCGAACCGTTTGTACGTGAATGCGTGCGTACTGTTGACGACAACAAGGTCATCTCCTACGGCGTCTCCAGCTTCGGCTACGACGTGCGCCTGGCCGACGAGTTCAAGATCTTCACCAATGCCAACGGCGGTGTCATCGACCCCAAGCGCATGGACATCGATGCGGTGATGATCGACGGTATCGTGCGTACCGATGAGTGGGGCGATAAGTACGTTATCCTGCCACCGAATAGCTATCTGCTCGGCCGTACCATGGAATACTTCCGCATCCCACGTGACATCATGGTGGTGTGCCTGGGTAAGTCGACCTACGCCCGCTCTGGCGGTATTGTCAACGTAACGCCGATCGAAGCCGAGTTCGAAGGCAATGTTGTCATCGAGGTGAGCAACAGCACGACCCTGCCGATGAAAGTCTACGTCGGTGAAGGTATCGCTCAGTTCCTGTTCCTCCAGGGCAACGAGGAATGCATGACTTCGTACAAGGACCGCAACGGTAAGTACATGGGTCAGGTCGGTATTACTCACGCGAAGGTGTGACATGAACGAGCCATTAGCAATAACTGATTTAGAAGAAGCATTCCGTACCGTGGGTAATCGTAACCCCATGTGCGGGATACTCTTCATGCAGCTGCTGTTGGCTCGTCTCAAGCCGATCGAGGAGCAGAATCTGGAAGGGACAGCGTTCACCTTCCTGCTGACTGATTTCCGTCCCGGCTGTGCTGCTGAGGCAGTGCCTGAGCACGAGCTGTATGCCCAAGCCTTTACCGTGGTCAAACAAACCGGTAAAGTGCTGTGCGTCAATACCCTTTATGGCATCGACACTACCCGTGGCGAGGTCACCGATTATTCACACTTCATTTTGAAACCGAACTAAGGAAGCTTCATGCACAAGTATGCAGTGCTGTATCACCGTGGTTGCAACGACGGTCTAGCTTCGGCTTGGGCTGCGAAGCGCTACCTGGGCGACGAAGCAATCTACTTGCCGTACCAATACGGCGACAAGGTCCCGGATACCATCAATGGTCTGCACCTGTTCCTCGTGGACCTTTCCATGTCGACTGAACAGTTGTTCGACCTGGTAGCGACCCGTGTGCCGTCTGTCATGGTCATCGACCACCACAAATCGGCTGAGGCCGATCTGGCACCGTTTCGCACTATCCGTGGCATCACCGAACTGAACCAACGCCTTAACGACGAGTCGCTGTCGGAAGAACCGAAGGTCTTCAAGTTCTTCAGCACGGGTCACTGCGGTGCGATTCTGACTTGGGCTTTCTTCGCCGATGTGTCGCCGAATGATTCCCAGGCGCGCAAGCTGATGCCGCAACAGCTGATCTACATCGACGATTACGACCGCTGGGTCAAGCAATACCCCGAGACCGATGTCATCAATACCTGGTTGATCAACGGCAAGTCTGATCCTGATCGCGTGGGTCAGATCATGTCGCCTGATCGCATCAGCATCAATCGTGAAGTGATGCTGATTGGTCAAACCCTGATCGACTACGATGCTCGCATTACTCGGTCGGTGATTCGCGATTACGCAGTTTACCGCGACCACTACGATGCAACCAGACGGGTCATGATCAAAGTGGCTTGGGTCAATGCCCCGCACCACCTGCGCAACCGCATCAGCGACGAGGTGCTTAAGCAAGAGAAGGCCGATATCGTTGTGTGTTACAGCATGCGCCGCGATAAGATCATCTACAGCTTGCGCGGTAACGAGGCGGTGGATGTAAGCATCATTGCCGCAGCCTTCGGCGGTGGTGGTCATCCGGCAGCAGCGGCCTTTGCCATCACCCGTGACGTTGACCATGGTCTGCCGCACTTTGCGTTGCTTTCACCGGCCACGTGGCGTGAACGCATTCGCTTTATGTGGTCGGTTTTCTGGAATCGTCAGAAGTAATAAGCCGGGGCTTCGGCCCCTGCCTTTATTCCCTGTATCGGTTTTAAGACCTATATCACCCACGTGTAGAAGCAAACTTACGGAGCACGTCATGTCCCAAGAACAGATCGAGAAGTACTCAGAAAAACAACTGATGTTAACCAGTCCGGCTCACCCATCCACACTCGAAGCTCTCGACGCTGCCTATGCCTGCCGCCAGATGGAGGGATGCAGCTTTTCTTGCGTCACCGATGATAACCGAGTGATCAGCTTCTGGACCTACAACGACATCATGGCCGACCAACCGGTGCAACCAGGCCAGTGCCGGGTGCGCGTCCCGAACTACCCCAACTAAAGGCGTGGTTCACACACTCTCACCTACCTAAGGACTAATCATGCGTAAGCCTACTTGGTTGAGCTCATTGTTCCCTGTTTCTTTTGAAGAACAATGTCGCCAACTGTTAAACGGTGGGGCATTACCCTGCTTTTCATTGCGGTGGACCGGTGAATACAAGGACGATATCTTCCTTGTCACCCGGGTACAAGAAGATGGCTCCTTTGAAGGGTACACGTGGAAAACCCTAAGTAGCCCTACATCGGGTAAAATCGTGATGCGCCGACGACACGTCGACTGGCTTAAGTTGGTTCCGACTCGTTCAGTGATTCCGGACAACGGCGTTGATATGGATAAAGTGTGGCGAGTTGTCAACACCCTAGCGGGAACTCTCAAACACGACCAACGGGCTATTATTTTCACCGATGTTGAAGGCACCGAGTACTGGATCGGTGCAGAGCCTAATCGCAACCATCATGGCTTCTCGGCTGAAAAACCCCTTTACCACAACGGTGAACGTCAAGTTAACAACGAGGGTGTATTCTTCAACTGGCGGATACTCTCTTGTTACCAAGGCACCTTCCACGAAGAGCCAGAAATTCGTCCGGTTGAAAACTTTGTATACTACTCTTGGATGGGTAGTAATGTCACCGCAGAGCGTTGGGCTGAACTGCAAAAGACTAAACATGTCGATCTCTACAGCCGGCTGCAAAAAAACCTCGAAGAACGTAGAGCGCTGGATGCTGCTCTGGCTGACATTATCCGACTGATGAGGCACGATCATGTACACCTCAAACATTGATGTCTGGCTTGGCCTTATGCTGGTGGCCAACCAACCCAACAAGGTCGTGAAGAAGACCGTGTTAGCACTGGCCAAACACGCACACCCTTATACGGTGCAAGGTGTGCTGCGCCGTGTATTAAATGCCAAGTGTATGGGTAAAGAAATTGCTTTGGCCATGACGCAACTCGACAGTACGGATGATGAGATTCGCGGGTACGTCCGAGACGGTTACGATGGGTTTCTACAACTGGTCTACTCGGGTCGTCCAGAGTTCTTCCCGTTTCGGGTCGACATCGGCGATGCCGAAGACGAAGCATGGGCCAACGCTAACGAAGACACCATTCGTTTGACGATTGCCGACATCGTCATGCGTAAGCTTGCGTTACCTAAGCTGACGGCACGGGTCTTTCTGTTTGCTGAAGCCGGTTGGTCGGGTGGTAACGCCGATGTGACGGTAGTGGACGAACACTTCGGCAAGAAACCTTTGAGCAAAAAGTAAGATTTTTACCGCACTGGGGTATTGTTTGTTAATCCACCACTAAGGTATTCACCCGATGTCGCACCGTGAACACATCCTGGCCTTCAAGGCACAACCCCTCTCGATGCTCACCCAACCGGATGATGCAGCTACGCCTGCGTTTAACCCGATGGGGTATACCCCACGTTCGGACTACCTCGATCAAATCCTGTTCCAAAACTTCCACCATGCCACCGAGGTGATCTGGCGTGATACGGCTGAGTATTGGCCGGAAGGTGCTGAACCGACTGCGTACCTGCCAGACCATCGTCAGGTGTTGCCGTATGCAATGCTGACCCGCACGGTTGATGGCGAGAAGCAGTACAGCGTCTACCAGCGTGTGAAGGGTATCGGCGAAGAGCGTTTGCTCAAAGGCCACTCGATCGGCTGGGGTGGCCACCTGTCGGGCAAATACGTGCAGTATGACGCTGACAACGGCGTCCTTGTCTGGGAATCGATCATCGCCGGTCTGAAGGCCGAGATGGATGAGGAGTGTGGTGTTAACACCGAAGCCGAAGGCGTCACCACCACACTGCACGGCTACATTCACAGCTTCGCATCGCCGGTTGATGCCCTGCACCTGTCGGTGGTGTTGGAAGTTGAAGTCCCTGCCGACTACGCCGTATCGGTCACCGAACAAGGCCTAGACTTCAAGGGCTGGTATTCGCTCGAGCAGCTTAAAGCGTTGTGGCAGGAACTGCTGGGCACCGAGGTCAAGTTCGAAAGCTGGTCGAATTTCATCATCGACAACCTGGCATAAGTCACCTTAATAGAGCGGGGGTTTTACCCTCGCCCTATTCCGTTGTTGAGCAGGTGTAGTGTATGGACCACAAGAAGATCAAATACAACGGCGTAAAGCTTGAGTTCCTGGAACAAACACGCAGGAACCTTACCACGGTGCAAGCAGCCGGCGACAATAAACGGATCGTGATCCGCGATATACGTCCCGGTGATGATTCTTTCGTTTGTCAGTTCATTGGCACTAACGGTATCCGTGCGTACCATGTCGCCCTCGTGGGTGACACTGGAATATGTGCTGCCATCGCACTGGCCCAGGCATTCTATCTGTCGCGACACCTTGATGACATCGGGTGTCTGGAGCAACTTTGTTTTAACGCACAAGGTGTTCTGTACCAGCACACGTACGAGCGCGACACCAAATACGACCAACCTATCCTCATCTACCTTGAGCACCTCAGTAAGGAACCCTCGCACCATGGACCACAAGGCGTACAACCGAAAACTGGTCGAACACCTCTTCGACTTGTTTGAAACCGCGCAGGGCGAACGTTGGCATATGGCCTTTGACCTGTCGGTCATCGAACATAAGCAAGGATTGGAGCGGTACGTCCAACCCGACGGTACTTTGGTCCTCAACTTCCACCCGGTGGCCTGCCGTAACTTCCACATCGGTGCTGAGCACCTCACCTTCAACATGTCGCTCGGCGGTACCAAGCAACATCTGATCCTCCCGCATTATGCCGTACGCGGTATCATGCTCGAACTTGAAGAAGGGACGATAGGTATCCCAGCGTGTCCGGTGATGATCCAAGAACAGGATTTTCACACCCCCACTGAACCCGACCAACCAAAAGAAGGCGATGGCGTGGTTAATGCCGACACCAACGTCATCTCCATGTTCAACCGTAAAGCCCCCACCAAGGAATAACCATGCAACAGTACCTTGATTTCCTCCGTGACATTCTCGAAAATGGCGAAGACAAAGCCGATCGCACCGGCACTGGCACCAAGTCAGTGTTTGGCCGGCAGATGCGTTTCGACATTTCTGGCCTGAATGTACCCTGGATCACTACCAAGTTCGCCAGCCCCAAGAGCATCATCAGCGAACTGCTGGAGTTGTTCTTGCCGGGCACCGGTGAGATCGACGGCATGGCGGCGTCAGGTGTGACCATCTGGGACGAGTGGGTAAAAGCCAATACCCGCGTCTACAAAGACCTCAACGTCGCCGAGCGCATGGCGAAGGTAAAGAACGAGGCCACTCAAGGTGCGTTCGATGCGTTCCGTGACTCGCTGTACTCCAGCGAGGAAATGCCAGGTTGGGAGTTCATGCCCAATGCCGGTAAGTGGCGTTCTCCGGACATCGAGGATCTCCTCCACCAGTGGGTCGATGATCACACGAAGGTGCCACGTCAAGTGCTGGCCAAAGGCGACCTGGGTCCGGTCTACGGCGTACAGTGGCGCAAGTGGCCACTGTCCAAGGAAACCCGCGCACTGAGCCTGCGTACCGCCGGTCGTTACATCGAGGCCATCGGTAAGTTGGATGAACTGCGTGCTCGTTTCGATCAACCATGGGAGTTCGATGAATGGATGCTGGGCACCACCAGCAACCGGCTGCTCGATGATGCGAACGAGATGCGCGACTGCATTATCATCCAGTGGTTGGATGAACACGGTTATAAATTGACCGAAGAGGTGACCGTACGTTCGATCGACCAGATCACTCGCGCCGTCGAGAAGCTCAAGAACGATCCCGTCAGCCGTTCGATCATCGTCTCGGCTTGGAACCCGGCAGAACTCAAAGACATGGCCCTAGAGCCATGTCATGTCATGTTCCAGTTCTACAGCAACGTGCTGAACCACAAGCGTCAGGCACAGGTGATCTGGAACTCCAACTGGCTGCGCGCGTTCCTGGCTGATTACCTCGGTGATCTGCCGCACGAAGCTGAGCAAGATGACCTGCTGCGCGTGGACCTACCGGTCATGCGCGAATGGGCCAAAGAGAAAGGTCTGCCGACCATGGGTCTGAGCTGCCAGCTCTACCAGCGTTCGGCTGACGCCCTTTTGGGAGTTCCATTTAACATCAGCTGTTACTCCCTGCTGACCAAGATGTTCGCCCAGGTCTGCAACATGGCGCCAGTCGAATTCATCTGGACTGGCGGTGACTGTCACATCTACGACAACCACATCGAACAGGTCAAACTCCAACTGGAGCGCGAACCGTACGAAGGTCCGAAGGTGTTGCTGAACCCGGCGATCACCAACATCGATGACTTCAAAGCCAGTGACATCGAGCTGGTTGACTACAAGTACCACCCGGCTATCCCTGCACCCAAAGCAGTGTGACGGCATAGAGCGCTGGGGGTTCGCCCCTAGCGTTTCTTTTTATTTCGTGAGGGGTTTTATGCGTTACGTCACGTTCTACCCTCAAATCGAAGCACAGACCCTTACAGAGCCACATTACGTTATCAGCATCGTGGATAAGACCCCAGTGGTATTCCCATGTCATCATCACGCCATCCTACGGTTGGTGTTCGATGACATCGAGCAATTCGCTGAAGGTCAAAACCTCTTTTCGATCAGTCAAGCCCGGTCAATCATGAGTTGGGTAAAGGACGTACCGGAAGGGGCCACGGTGGTTGTTCACTGTTATGCCGGCGTGAGTCGATCAGCGGCGGTTGCTAAGTTCCTCCATCAGCACTTAGGTTTTATGCTGCGGCTGGACCCACCGTGTTATGGTAAGCTCGATCGCTATAACGGTCACGTGTATGGACTCCTGCGACTACTCGACGCCGACAAGAGCGCCTTGCGTCTGATGTTAGACGAGGAGTATGAACGTCAAGCAGTTATTGTGAGGTGGTGAAATGAATGTCAACTTGTTAGTGGAATTGCCTGATCCGTTAGAGCAGGCCCAATCAGCCCTTGTGGAGGAACTCTTTCACGCTGCTCGTTACGAAGCTGACTGGACCATGGAGAAAATGGACCTCAGTGATGAAATCCGTGGTCTAGTGCATTATGCTGCCCGCAATACCGTGGTGGGTGTACTTGAAGTGCTCGACGGCAATACCGATCTCGGTCCCTATGTCTTGTTGCCCAAAGGCATGGTATCGGGTACTGACAATGTCCCCACCATGACTGGGGGTCTGGCTGAGCTGTTCAGCGACTTCTACGAGGAGATTAATAATTGACTAACTTTCGCTTAAACATACCCGACCCACTGGCTGACGAGCGACGGTTACTGGGTCATTCGTTGTTGAATGCTTATCAGTCAGTCATGTTTGATTTGCTCGAGCGTTTTCCTGAAGCCGAGTTCAAACCTGTTATCCAGGAATCGGTAGAGGCAGCGATGGTGGGTACCCTCAACGTTTTCGATGGTCAAGCGAATGCGTTTGGCGGAATCGAATACGTGGTCCTACCGCTGGGAATGGTTGAGTGTATCGACAGGGAATGGATTGTACCGATGCCTAACCTTGCTGGTAGCCTAGCCTCCGTACTTAAAAACGACTTTGGTCGTATCAACAGTTGAGGTGCCTATGTCTGTCATTAACATCGAGCTGGTGTTACCTGACCCACTCAAAGAAGCACGGAACGGTTTCCTGGATGGTATCGTGGATATCCGCGAACAGGTAATCTGTAGACATGGTGGGGTACTTGACGAGAACAGTGAGTACCAAGGTCCGCATGTCGCGGCAATCAATGACCTCACCAGACAGTTCCTGTACTTCCTCGACGGGGGTGAACCCACCAACGGTGGCTACACGGTGCTACCGAACCGCATGATCAACAACGGTCTAGCCGGTACGCTGCCGAATATCGCCGGTAAGCTGGGCCCTACCTACGACATGTTCTTTGAAGACATCAACAACTGAGGTGTACTATGAAAGCCGATAAAGACTCACTCTTGGGGCAAGCACTCAACCGTGCCGTCACCAATGCACTAGAAGGTAAACCGGACGTGCTACATGACGCTCGGGTAGACCTGATCGAAAAGGTACTGGATGCCCGTGACGATGCGTATGAAGACGTCATGATGCACCTACCGGCCGAGTTCCACGAGCCGGCACACCGTGCGGTTACCAAGGCGCTGGTGACGACGCTGGGCGTGCTAGACGCAGACTACGTCGTGTTGCCTAGCGCCGGGTACCTTGACAAGAATAGTCCCGCTGCGTATGTAGTGATGCCTCTAGGCGACGGCAATGAAGCCACCGACGGCAATACCTTCAACGTAGCTGGTGACCTTGCCGTTATCTTCAACACCATCTACGACGACATCAACACCTAACGACATAAAGCCTGCCCTTCGGGGCAGGTATTCTTTTTTATTTAACACAAACTCACATTTATATCATACCTTTGAATCTAACCAAGGAAATACCATGACCACACTGTACGGCCGTATAATCAATGACTTGGTCAAAGAGTTTATGCTGGAGGGTGGGTATTCAGACGCCGCTGAAATTAACACCGGTGGTTGTGAGTCATTTGCACAAGCACTTATGCGACGGACAGAGATCGGTGATATGTACGGTGTTGAGAACTTCCAGCACCCCGATGGTACTTTCGACTGGACACTGTTAGAGAAGTGGGGTATTACACCACCAATCGGTTTTACGCAGTCTGAAGTGGACGCAAAACGTCTAGGGGGCCATCTTTGGGTAGAACAAGGGGGTCGCCACTACGACAGTGAGTGTCCCGATGGTGTTCCCAGTTTCTTCGACCTGCCCTTCTTTAAACGACAACTGGAGCGAAAGTAATGTCACGGCAAGAACCCGTATTGGTATCGGATATCCGGGAAGCGATCATTGGTCGATACAGTCGGTTGTATCGCATGAATGATCAAGCACATCAGATCCAGCATTTCAATGCGGTCGAGGTGTGTGGTAATGAAATCAACAATCGGTTGAAGTTGGGGTATGATCCGAAGTTGATCATGCTGGTTGCGTACCTGCATGACATGTACGCGAACATCCGTTTCAACCACCACGAGATGTCTGCGCATTTCGTGCGTACCACGGATGACCCGGTGATTGTGGCTCTGTCGCCTGAAGAGCGTGAGTTGGTTGCGATCGGGTGTCAGGAACACCGTGCTTCGCGGAAGGAAGCTTTCACTCACGAGTTTGGTGAGTTGATGAATGCAGCTGACCGTGAACTGCCCGGCAATGTCCCACAGATGTTGGAGCGCGCAATCCAGTATCGCTTGGATGATCTTTGTAAAGAGAACACCCCCGAAGATCGTTCAGATGTCTACCCAGACGCGGTGGCGCACATCAAAGAGAAATTCGGGCCAGGGGGTTATGCCAACTACCCTGACCTGTACCTGAAATGCTTTGCGGTTGAACTGGAACAGCAACGCAAAGACATCAAACTACTGTGAGGAGAAAGGACTGTGTCTGTAACATTTGTAGGGTACAGTAAAAACAGGAAGTTCGATGAAACCGACGCTATGGAGCTGATGAGCTACATTCCTTTCTGTGATGGTAAGCATTTTGAGGGTATGGCTGGTGTGGCGTCATTATCCGAATTTGACGGCTGGTTCGGTACGGCGTATACCCTGAACGATCCTAACCATCATAGTGACGACCTGTTTGCTATTTTTGAAACCGACGACATTGTCGATGTGGTGAATGCCGCACGCAACCTGAGAGCGTCCTGCGGCTGTGATGTCAGTGGGTATGCAAGTCCGGCTATAGGGGTCATGTTTACGTACGGTGGCGGGGCAGATTCATTGCGAAAAGAACTCGCTAACTTACAGCGTAGCAACTTCAAGAACGTTCAGTGAGGCTGTCATGGGTAATTACAACTACACCGCTTTGCAGATCACCTCGGCCTGTGGTAAACCCCGCATGGACCGTGTTGCTGCCAAGGCTACTGAACTGGGTTTGCAGCATACCGGGGTGATCACACTGCCCGTTAACAGAAATTACTACATGGTAGTTTACCCATCGGGCAGTAAGGCACTGTGGCCTGAGGATGAAGCACACCTCAAGGCCTTGGCTCAGTTGAACCTGTTCATCGAGGAATCCAACCTCGAAGAAGGGGCACGCTACATTTGCGCGCTTCAGACCCGGATCATGGACACTGGCGAGGGCATCCCTGCCGGCAGCATCGTCTACGAAACCCCTGAAGTGGAGGAAGAGTAATGCTACAAGCATTTGAACACCGGCGCAATAGTCGCGATGTATTGGCTATTCAGAATGGGTTGATCCAAACGCTGACTGGCGTTATTGGCACCCTTCCAGGCGCAGACGTCATGGCTTATGCCGTAGATGATGAAAGCACGTTAAATCACTTTTGGAGGGGCCTCCTCAACATCAAGGCTGACCTTACACCGGGGTGGACGCCGGCGTTCACGGGTAGCCTCATGCGCATCGAGCTTGCAACGGTCGCTGAGTGGTATGCCCAGGACTACAGCAAACCACCAATGGAACTTGCTGACGGCACCAACTGGTTCCTGAAGTTTGAAAGTTTCTACGGCATCGATCGCCGCGTCTTCAAACAACTCGAGCCCGAAAAGATCGAGGCCATACTCGAAGCTGAGCTAGCCGCTAATGGCGAAGTTGTCTGGCCGGTAATCGTCCACATCCTCAAAGCGCGTAAGTTTGTGCTCGAGAACCACCGCTACGAACTTGAACATCTCGATGACGAAACCTTCCGCATCACAGGGGTTGACCCGAATGTGGTCGGGTACTACACCATCGACTTCCGATTCCGCGGTGTAATCGAAGACGCGATGCTCAAGGCATGCTTAAAAGAGGACCCACCCGATGGCGAGGTTTGACCAAGGACGTAACCAGCAGCAACTGGACAACCCACAGCCCGGTGATTTCTGGTCTGAGCACTTCGTCCTTTATCTGGTTGTGTTGCAAGTGCTCCCCAACGGCAACCGCGTAGTGGCCAAGAAGGATTACGCGTTCAAAGAACACCAACGGCCAGATCTAGCGAATGCCTTCGAGATCACCAAGACCGAACACAGCCGCATGGTAAAGTACAGCGGTCATGACGCGTTTATGGCCGATGTTATTACCGGCTGTGGTGACAACTATGGCTGGCTTCATACGTGGGCCTTCGAATACCATGGCAACTATAAAACCTTAGCTGCAAGGAAAAAGGAGGAGCGGTAAAAACATGCATTACCCTCAAGTACGCCCATGCACACGCTGGCCCTCTCCATACCGGGGAGGGAGCGCTGTATGGACAGCGACATGTCATCCGACCGTATCACCCGTGCGTTACGCCGTAAACAAACCTACCGTGCTGCTACCCACCAGGTGGCGCTGTACCACCAAGCGAATTGGCATGAGCCTAAATCGCCGGTACTCGGTAAGTTTCGCAAACGCAAAGCGCTGAACTGTGGTACTTCACGGTGTTATATGTGTGGTAATCCACGGTACACCTGGGGGCGTATCACCCTGGCTGAATACCGTGCCAATATCGCGCGACGTGAAGCGCTTGCCCATATCGGGCAATAAAACCAGCAGGGCGAAAGCCCTGCCTTATAGCTGAGGCTAACTGTTATGCCATCGATGTCAGAATACTCGATGTTTCAACGTTTGCGTTCTGTCGTAAACAAGTTCAAAGAACAGGACTATAAACACCACCCATACTTGCTGATTCCCCGTGTTGAGGAACCAATCCGGTTGGAAGAACCACACGAACGTCATGGCTGGCGAAATCGCGATGCTGGTGCGATCAGTATCCGCAATAGTCACGCGTGGCACGGGGAGGTATCGATTTCTATCCTCGACAACATTCGTGAACCGTTACGTAAAATCTTCGTAGAACGACCACCAAAAACAATCGATGAGCTTTACGGCGACGCAATGTTTCGTGGTCAGTTCACTAAACCCTATCCGACCTTTGGTGTGACGGGTTCCGAAGCAGCGCGTGACATCATGCGTGAGCTTATGGTTCAGTTGATCGAGGAGGGTTATTCGATCTGGGGCTGGCGTGCCGAGGCCGGGCCCTCGAGAACACCCGATCGTAATGTGACTATTACGCTCTACAACATGGAGACCAACCACATCAGCACGGTGTATTGCAATATCATCGAGGCGGAGTGGCAAGATCCTGAGTTGGCGCCGTTTCGGGCAAAGGGTACGCACTACAAGTCAATCGAATCCCATAACTATCCACCGGTTGATCCCAGTGTTGTCCATGACTTTTTCAATGAGCACCTACCCGCCGCGGCACAGAATTCAGCGGTAGAGTTCAAAACGAAATATGATGGGTTGGTTGCGTCCGGTTGGTCAGTACATGCCTTCTTTAATGATGGACGGTTCTACAAAATGATCATGGTCGATGCGCAGCGCGACCGTGTGAAGATTCTGTTCCACCGGATGTGACGGTATAAGGGCAGGGGCTACGGCCCCTGTTCTTTTATTCCTTTTTTGTCGTTTCCAACTATAGAGAAACCTATATAACGGGCTTGAATAACCCCGTTGGTCGGACACCCTTAAGGCATCCAAAAAGGACTCTGTCATGCAAGATAATAAGCTAATGGAACACAGTGACTATCCGTCACAAACCAAGTCATCCCCATCGGATCGTGGCTTGATCATGCCTGAACAACTCCAACAGGTGCGGCTGGGTCGTGGTTATGCCACCGACATTAACGCAGAGGTCTTCGAGCGAGTAATGCCGGCGCGCCATCATGGTGAAACCGAAACACGGACAGGTACCGGCGGGTATTATGCGTTCGATCCCGAAACAGTTTCTGCTGCCAAATCGATAATCGAACAGCGAGGCAGCTTACACGAGATGGAATACTTCAATCGTAAGTTGCGCCTGTCCGGCTATAATGCCGATTTCGACGGTAACGCGCTGAACGATACCCCGAAAGAACCCGAGCGCCATATACCGCGCTTCATCTTCGAACCCGATACGATCCTCTACCAAGAGATCGAGAAGGTCAATGTACGTTTGCGTCTCCCTTACAAGGAATGTTTGTTCGTACAGGAGTTGCAGTCAGCTTCTGCGCTGGCGGCACCGAATCCCGATACGTTCGATGTCTATGCAATGGAGCTTTCGGACACAAAGTTCTTCTTCATGTTCGAACTGTACGGCATTGCGTTCAACGTCCAAGTCAACCAATTCCGTAACAAAGACATGGACGGTCAGGTGCAGTATAAAGCCTGGCTGGCCGAGGGCCCAGATAAACATCTCAACCCCAAGGACAAGAAGCATACACTGGCGGATACAGCATTCCGCTCGGTAGCGCCCGTCATTGCGTTCTTGGAGGGTTTGTCAGAAGGCATGTACACGTTGGAACGTGAAGGTGTACAAGTACCACCAAGTCAGGTACCCCCACCTGCCAAAGAAGGTATCGAGTTCAAGGTTCGTAGTTTGCATGCAAACCAACCCACTAAGGTCTCGGTACCTCTGGGCGGTACCCACGCTTCACCACGCGAGCATCACCGTCGTGGTTACTGGCGCCGCAGTGCAAGCGGTAAGAAAGTATGGATTGGTCCTGTCGTTGTTAACAAAGGCAAGACCGAAGGGAAGATCATCAAAGACTATCAAATCATGGACCCTGTCAAATGAAAAATATCAACACCACCCCTGTTTATGTTACCCCTAAGCCTGGGGTGCGTGCCTTTCTCGACTTCGAATTCAACGGTAAAAACGGCCAGATATTGTCGGCGGCGATTGTCACCGACACAGGGGAGAAGTGGTACGAGGTTATCGAATGTTCACCGGATATTCTCGTACCGTGGGTGGTGGAGCACGTTATGCCGTACCTCGGTAAACGTGCCGTGACCCGTGAGGTATTCTTCGAGTCGTTCCAGCGTTTCATAGATCGGTTTGGCTATGTGGAGTTTTTCTACAATGCCCACGCTGATCGACGTTACCTGGACGAAATCGTAGCGCGAGTGAACATGCCGCTGTATCGCTGTATCCGCGACGGTTTCCTGTCGGCTAAAAGCTCAACCACACCACACAACGCCTTGGCCGATGCCACGGCAATTGTGAATCACGTGTGTGGTCGTGAAACACCACTGGAAGGGGCTCCGAAGGGTCCTACCGAGCGTCAGCTTTTCAAGGCGTTGTGGGATCGGGGTTATCATTTCGATGCCCGGGATGTGGTTATCCAAGTCACTGAGGTTACCAGCCATACGGGTGGGGCTCGCGGCCGGGTGGAGCAACTGGAAACTGCTGGTATCTTGGCGGGCATGGGAGCCCTTTGTTTTGCACCCCATGTTCCCGGCGCTGTTTTGCACACGGGCTTGGTAGAGATCACACCCCTGCGTAACCGCAGCAATGCATCGATCACCCCGATGCATGGGGTGACCCAAGTCCCTATCTATTTCTACACCACCCCTGAGGAAATGGCATGATCTTCTCCCGTGCAGTAAAGGTCGGTGAAAACGCCGACTTTCCTGAATTCACCGGAATTCAGGTACACATGCAAGCACTTACGATTAGCTATGTCCGGGGCGTCGGTACCTGGCATCGTTGTATTGAAGGAGTGCCCAGCGGTTATATACCGCTGGTTGAACAGATGCTCACAGTTGCCGCAGAAGACTATGAAAGGGTCAACCGCAGCAAAGAGTATGGCACCCTCTACGTGACCATCGATGAGCGCGAAATCCCAGCAGGACAAACCCATCGTCGGGGTGGTGCTCATTACGACGGTGTGTACTACATGATCCGAGATAAAGATCCCCGTTGGAACACAGTGCAACATGGCGGTGTGTTGCAAGGCGGGGGTATGATTATTGCCGCGAGTCATGTCGGTAGTCGTGGCTGGCGGGGTACTCTACTGGGTGTGGCTGGTCCTGGGGGTGATTGCGACCATATGCGCGACCAGTTAAAGGAACTGGAAGCATTTGACATGGAGGCAGGGGCGATATACCACGGTAATGCCACTTTCGTCCATGAGTCCATCCCCGTCGCTGAAACCACACGACGTCAGTTGATTCGTATCAGTTACTCCAAGCTCTAAGGAACCACATAATCCGTGGGGGCCTTCGGGCCCCTGCTTTGCCATCTGGGGTAAGTCATGCTTTTAGAAGAATTGTTCGATAAAGGAATCCGTACCCAAGACGACGGGCATTTTCTACGCAGCGCCGGAATGGTTATAGAAGAGGACACGTTTGAAATCTTGCGTGCGTTTGCCCTGTATTCCCAAGCCCATCGCATCGTGTGGGTGGCGGGGGCCAATGTGCGTCAGCGTTTGCTCAACCGCCAATACTTAGGTACACCCAAAGAATTCGAGGCCAAGTCGTCTACCCACCCGAATATTTTCGGGCAGTTGCGTTACGCCGATGTCTACTGTTTCAGCGATACACAACCTGAAAAGTGGAACAACGATACGTTGATTGCGATCGGGGTGGATCGTGATGACCGGGTGATCGAATACGCTGGTGTGCGTATTTACACTAATCGAGAAGAACCATGCAAACAGCAATCGATGGCGCCTTAGAGAAGTTTACGAAACACTACGTCGATGGGATGGTCGTTCCCTCCCGCATTGACATTTTAAATCGCTTTGGCGTCTGTATGGAGACTGAGCGCAGGCCGATTAAAGAAGGTAAAGCAGACGGTTATTTCGGCGTCTGGCACGAAGGTCTTTTGATCGGTGTGTGGCGCTTCAACATCATCGATGGCTTAGTGGGTGCGCCACAGGCGTATCTGCTGAACTGGGCCGCTATGTTCACCTGGCTAATGGAACAACTCACAGCGTATATGCCGCCTGACTTCCACTTAGCGGGTTGTCGTATACGGGCCGATCTGGTTCCGCATATCAAAACCCTGCAAGAGGGTTCCACCACGACCGCTATTTTGTTCTGAGGTGTGCAATGGACTATCGATCGATACAACATACGACTACCGATAATTATCGAGAGTCGACTGACCGACCGTTGATGCGCGTGCGGTTCCTAGTGCCAAATCAAACGGCTCCCGTGAACTGGCCTATTGACAAACCGTACTGGTGTACGGGAAGCAGCAGTGACGGCAACTACGTGGTGGCCTATGTCGAAAGTCTGGACGAGCTTCAACGCAATTGGCCCGATGCGTTCGACATCGACGTAATGGATGAAGATCTCACTGCCATCGGCTATTCTTCAAGGATGCCTAAGCCAGATTGGCTTGAGCCTGAGGCCCTAGCCAGAGCACGACATGAGTACGCCGGTTTTCCGGTTTACGGGGAGTCTGGGGCTTTTCCCTACACCCCAGCAGGCTATGCCGACGCTTGCCGGGTAAGCCACAAGTTTGCCACGTCGGTGTTCGATGGAAAACTGTCGGTCGAGCAAATGTTATTCATCCACCACGTAAACATAGATGTGTGGCGGACACCTGAACATGAACGTGAAGCACTGCTCAACACACCAGCAGATCCGGCACTGACTCCCACCCGTGAACTCCATGATGCCCTGCGCAGCACTATCCACCGTGTCGTGGACTTTAATTGCGGCGGCCGGAGTATTGAAGAGAACCAAGAGTTCACCGCTGAGCTAATGTCTGGCATCGGCCATGTGTTACAGGGTGATGGAGTGACCACAGGTTACATCGTAGCGCCACGAGCGGAGCCGTCGCTGGACCTGTCACTGCACCTTGCGTCGTATTTCAGTTTGATCAATAACTAAGGAGCTGGTCATGGAATCCGCCCTTCGAAACCACTTACTGGTACAGCTTTTGGCACAACGACGTCAAATGGACGACTATATCCCACCTGACGAACATCGGGTTATGGTTGCCAAGGCAGAAGCCGATCCAGTCAAGCACCACACTGTAGGTGTCTACAATAACGACGAGTACAAGGAGAACTGTGTTCCCTCCTTTGAACTCGAACAGCACGTGAAGTACAACATCAGCATGCGTCCTGGTCGAGCATTGTTTGTCGATGGCAAATGCGTTCACCAAGGGTATCTCAACGAAGAGCGCTGTAAGGCTTGGGAAGAAAAGATCAAAAACTGGCCCATGCCGAAGATCAGTTACCCACGTCATTAGGAGGCCAAATGGCAAAAGTAAAATTCTGGCTAAGCTCGGCACGGATGATTGGAAACTGGCAGATCTGCGATGTCGATGAGAATCTGGTTTCTATTAACGAGACCAGTAGACCAGCTACTGTGGACGATTATGTTCGTTATCTCGGGCATGTGCGTACCGAAGCTAGCGCAAAAGACATGCTGGAAGGCATCTTGATAGTAAAGCCAGCTGAGATCATCCTCATGCGTGGTAACTATGAAAATAACCAAGGCGCCGTTATCGTGAAGACAAACGTCCAGCTCAACATCACAGACTTTGGTTTCAGTGCCTTGGCATCATTCACCGGCGATATCGCTTACGGGCTGATGGCAGTAGAAGGATTTATCATCGAAGTACCGGAATGAGTTTTTGGCACACGAAGAAGATTTCGCGTTCCTTAAGAAACTACGATCGACCTCATAGGCAGTTATGGTCAATGTAGGGCGTCACTGGGGTAGCTGACCCTTTCCACATCTAACGAGGCTATCATGTCTAAAGAACTGCAAGCAACCCCTGGTCAGTTGGCTGAACTGAAGTTGATCGTGCCAGGTATTGAACGTCGCATCAACGAATCCCAGATGGACACCTTAGCGTGCAACCTGGACTTCATCGTCGCCAATAACACCCCGGTGCGTGAACACCTCGCGTACATGGTGCGTGTGGCGCGTGCCACTGAGCACGACCTGGTTGACGTGGTGCGTACCATCAACTTTGCTAGACTTGGTCCGATCATGGAAGCAAGGAAGTTTGCAGCCATCGAATCGCAGGGTTATGCCATTCAACCGATCATGGCCAGCGTCTACAAACCGGCTTACGCATACACTATCGGTCTGTCGGGTGTAGTTGGGTTTGAGCTATTTGCCCATGCCGGCGGTGATGCGGCGCTGCTTGCAAGTGTCGTTCAGCACTATGCTGAACTTGCTAAACAACATGAACATATCGAGCACGAGCGCAACGATACGGCCAGCATGCGCAACCGTCCTAAACAGGGCGTGCGTACATTGGCTGTTCCAGTGGAAGTCTTGGTAGCCAAGCAGGACTTTCTTATGCAGACCTTCGGCGACCCTATCAAACGGGTATACCAGATCTTGATCGCCGATGCCGACAATCGCCTACCGGGTGAATGTGGCTACGACAATGCTGCTTGGCCACAGCCTCGTTTACCCCGTCCGATTCTTGGAGGTTAATGTGTTACCATCTATCATCACCTCGGTGCGAGACGCACTCAACAGCGGTGCAGCTGAAGACGTACTCTGTGCATTGAACTTTCGATCGGCCTTGGAATCGGGCGAGTTGCCCAGCAAGGAAGGTATGTCCCGTTTGGTCGAACTGGGGTTTGCCTGCACCGACTACAACATGCACAAAGCACATCGCTTGACTGTCGCTGGAAAGATCGTGGCCAGCGAATACTACAAGGCCTTAATAAGCGAGGGTCAAGAAGTCGCGGGTACACGTTCATTCACCATGCGTGAACTGCGGCCATTGCTGACGTCAAACGTCATTCGCTGGATGTCATCCAAAGTGGATTCTGCCCAGTTCTTGCTCGAAACACCAAACAGTCAGATGTATCATCTTTTCGACCAGCAATCCAATCCGGCCTTCGAAAGCTTCAGCTATCGCAGCGCTGAAACCGAGGGGACGCCCTGGGTACGAATCGATCTGACGGTGGGTGATCGGGGTGTTGAAATTCTCGTAAGTCCGCGGTCGATCTGATGTTGTATGAGGTCGAGGTGAACCGTGAGTATCTATCCCCTTCTGGCCTAACGTTTAAAGTCCTGTACCGTGCCAAGCATGGTCAGGACTGCTCCTACCCCCAGGTAGTTTACACCAACCTAACTGCAACGCACGATCGCCCTGCTGGGGAAATTTGGGTGATCGCTGAAAGCCTCTTCATGAAGCAATTCCGAGAAAAACCAGAATGAAAAAGAGTCATCTGCTGTTCACTGCACTGTTTGCCTGCGTAGCTGCTCACGCTGCTGAGGTTGTAGGGAGTGTCGAGGCTCAGGTGGTCACTGCCGCCTGTGTGAGCAAAAAGGAAAGTGTGTTGTCTTTCCTCAGTGGTGCGCCAAAATACAACTGTAAGCTGTGGATCGAAAGTGAATACGGTCAGCAGCACATCCAACTAAAGCTGACTCACCCCGTTAAACGTGGTGACCGGCTGACGCTGATTCAAACCAGCGATAACGAATACACCGTACAGTAGGAGTTCACATGGCTATTCATATTACCGTTGTGGGTTTTGGTAAAGAAGCCGACACCTCGAACACCGCCTTCCTTTCGCATTGTGGTTTTTTGGAAGAAGTGGCCGGTAAGGATCTGACGGGTAAAGCTGACCTAGGCATCGTGCGCACGCAATATCCGGATGCCGTCGACATCCGCCATATCGCATTTAAAGATGTCAACATCGACTGTCGACATGCCGCATTGGTGTTCCAAAAGCCTTTTGAAGGTATCGAACCAGACACCGAAGAAGCCACCAATCGGGCTGAGCTGATGGGCTGCATCCTGGCTGAGACGGCCGGTCGGTTTGGCTCATTTGAATTGGTCAAAGAGGTCGAAGGGTTGTTCGAAGACGACGAGGGCAACATGGCGTACGTCTTTAAGAACGTAGCCAGTGCGATCGAAGCGGACATTGCCAAAGGTTTCCACGATCAGCTTCGAAAAACCAACTGACAACATAAGGCGAGGGGCATCCCCTCGCTATGCCCGGAACTTACCTATGACTGACATCAAGCGGTACATCGAAGTTGCAGAGAAGGAAGAAATATGAAATTCATTCTTCTGGTTGCAACGATGATGCTCGATGGTGACGGCGGTCGTGCTGCATCAGAGGCAACTGCTGCATATGGCACTGAAACCGCCTGCACTAAGGCCGTTGAAATCCGCACTGGCCAGGGTATGCAAGCTACACGTGGTGGTTATCGCCTCATCGTCAACATTAACAACCACAGTGGTCAGCGAATTGGTCAGACCACGTACGTGTGTAGTCCCTACGCGACCGATAACTAGGAGTCTTCATTGTGACGCCGCTGCTAAAACAACTGCAAGACGAGATCGTTGATTACCACCACGCTGAATGTGTTAATACGCTGGCACCTTATCACAACCTTGCACACATGGTCTCCGTGTGGGAAATCGCACAGAGGTTGTGGGCGGCCGAGAAAGCGCTGCCGCATTTCGTGGCGTTCGAACCGGAAGAAGTGTCGTTGGCGAAACTGATGGTTGGCACGCTGTTCCACGACGTGCACCATAGTGGTGGGCGTATGGATGATCGTTCAAACATCCTTCAGGCGATCCGTGAGATCAAGCAGTTCGTGTTGATTAAGTCCAAGGTGCTCAACGATCTCTTCAGTCGTAAGTACCCATCGGAAATGGGCAGTATCCTTTATGGGTCGTTGGCCATCGTAGACTGCACTGAGTTCCCGTTTGTCAAAGAACCCAAGACAGCCCTCGAACGCATCATGCGTGATGCGGATATCCTTTATGCCGCGAACTCCAAAGATCCAAAGGTGATCATGGAGTACCTGCGTACCGAGATCGAAACGGCACGTCAACACCAAGTCACCTACGAGGACATGCTGCAAGGCCAGATGGCTTTCATGGCTGGTTGTAAGCTCTATACCGCAGCCGGTCAAGCGATGTGGGATAAGTTGGCTGAACCCTATTTGGCGCAGCTCAAAGCTTACGCACCGCGTCCTAATATCCCCGCCTAACGGAGTTCCTATGTCTAATGTATTTTCGTTTGATCAATTTCTCAAAGACCGCCAAGCGGGTACCAGTGCTGAGGTACGGGCTTACCTGAAAAACTTCGGGATTTCATTAGCCAAGTACGCCGTGCATGCCCCACAATGCAAAGTCAAAGACTCGCTGTGTGCGGTCGTGGCGGGGTGGGATCTGTTTATCGAACTCGATACCCTGACCGATTACTGGCTACCCTCGGCGTTGCCGGTATTTAAAGAAAACGGGGACACCATAGAACTCCGTTTCCTCTCCGGTTTCGGTACGCCGATAGACGGTAACTACCCCTATGGGCTTGAAATTGACGTCGAACCCATCACTGGGGGTCGCGGCGACCTGAATGTGGATGTTGCCCGTACCTTCGAGAATGCCGTACGCGAACATAACCCCGGCGCGCTGGTAGTCTCGGTGTTGGCTATCGCGATCATCAAGTATGCCACGCGCGACTCCCTACATGCTTACCGTATGCACACGGTCGACAACGACATGTTGACTATGGTCATTGAAAGCCCCGACGAGCGGATGACCATCCGCTTAGACATCGACATTACCCGGAAAGCTTTAGCTAAGCTTAAGACTGACTGTGAGCGCGTTGATCGCCGAGACGGTAACGTACTAGACCCTAGTGTCTGGACCATCTTCGAAGACCAACGACTGCCAGACAAGGAATAACACCATGCCGCATCACATCGTCTATCGCCTGGCCTGCAACTGCCCACGCTACAACGAATCGATGATTCCGCAGACGATTCGTCAGCACCTCCATGACGAGTACCCGGAACATCGAGTCATCAGTGCACATTCGCTAGGTTTCTGGACATTGTCTCAAGACCCGAAAGATGTCTTCGCTGAGGCAGTGCAGTACCTGTTGGCCAAACAACAGGAAGTTGCGCAGATCGATCGGGAAGAACGTGAGCACCTCTTCGGCCAATTCGCTAACATCAAACAGTTGGGTTGGGACCCTGTTGAATTTGACCTAAAATTCGAAACCAAGGAGGACGAAGCCCAGTATCTGCGCTACTACGGCATCTACCTCAACGATGCAGCGGCAAGCTACCGCAGTATGGTCGAGCACGTCGTCCTCGAACCGCACGAGGTGGTGCCTGAAGCTGAGAGCAACCTACTCGACCGGGCTGTTCGTTTCATTCGTAATCCCGAACACTACCGAGCTCAGATCACGGCTACCTACAACCCGAAAGTGGCGATGGATGTTCAGCGTGACTTGGCCACGGTTTTGGAACTGGCCAAACAACGGCTGCAACCCAATGGCTATCGTGAAACGGATTATTTCGTCGACCGTATGGGTAAGGCACTGTTCGATCTGGAACATTACTTTCCCGTTGAATTCGACAACCTGTAACGACATAAGGTCCACGGGAATTCCCGTGGACCTTTCTATGACCATTAGGAGGCAATATGAGCAAGCTTAACGCTGATGAGTTCATTTACCAACTGTCTGTTTGGGAACGGCTGCTTAAACAGCTTGTCGAGTATCCCGCGTACAATGCTGAAGAGGTCGGTCGTGCGCTGGCCATGTGGGCTTACTTCTACTGTCATGACAAGCCGCATTGGAGCATGGAGCACGTACGCTACACCACCGCGCTCGACGATCTGTTCCCGGGTGCGGGGCAGTACTTCACCGAGTATGTCCGTATGGACGATTGGGGACGCTGGGACGCTTCGTGGTGTGGTATGCACGTCGAACACCAACTCAGGCATCTGCGGACCATTAACCGCCTAATGGACCTCATTGAGAAGACCCACCGGCCGAAAGCCACACCGCGCGACCTCATGCAGTTGTTCACGGGGGTGAATCGTCTGTTTGTCGAACTCAGAGACGTCGACGTTGAACAGTTCGATACCTTCTCCAAAGAACTCATGAAACGTGACCACGTAACCCACCCTGACGCCGACTGGATGTGGGCGCAATAAGGATAACTATGAAAAGCATACTTCGGTTCCTGCCGACCAATCCCGGTGAGTGGCTTTACTGGCTGTTCCGTCGTCATTACACGCTACAGCTACTGGACAACCTTCTGGATGCGCAATTCCCCCGTATCCAGATGATGTTCAAAGGTGGCGTGTGTTTACAGCACGTGGTGGGCTATAGTCCGGTAAACATCTTCTACCTCATGAACGGTAACCTACTGACATTCGTCAACCGTAAGCTATTGAAGCCGTTCACATTCCTTGAGTATTACAAACATAAGGACGGCTTGCATGAGTGGATTCACAGTGACGATGGCCAAAAGATCATGCGGGGTATCGTTCAACTGTGTACCGCTAATCCACAAGATAGCTATTACGTCAAATTACACGGTCGTGATCCGGTTGAACTCAAAGGACGGAGTATGAATGACTTCACTACTTTCAAGGTCCTCTGGGGTGCACAGAAACACCTGTACATGTTGTTGTTCTGGGACCTCAACCGTTGTCATGCGTTTTTGCCTCACCAAATGGTGGTTAAACCCCTGCGTTTGACTAAATCAAACTAGGTAGACACCTATATCACACACGTGAATTAACCTCTAATTTACAAGGAGTTAGCCATGAATTGCCTACGTCTTGCAGTGCTGGTGGTAATGTCGCTGGTTGCAGCATCGGCCAATGCCGCCCTCACGTTTTATGACCGTCCGGCGTTCATGGCCGACACTATGCCGCGTGTGATCAAATGCAAACGCCTCTCTACCCACTATGGCAACTGTTTGGGTGGTTACAACGCACCCGCCAAAATGGTAGTCAACGTCAGTCGCCCCGATGGGACAGACCGTCATCAACGCACCATCAACCCACTGGTCACTGTTTACTGTGACGATGGGGTCTGCAAAGAATCGGTCACAGGCACCGAGGTCGGTCGCTTCCCAACACGTAACCGCGTGCACTGGACCATGATCGAGGGTTACTACCTGTACCGTGATGCAGTTGAAGGCGATCTTGCCTACAAGCGCGGGTGGGGTCCGATGGCCGATCACTACCCACCTTATGTGATCGTTACCGAACCCGTGCAACCGATGTCTACCTTGGTTGACTATTCGGGGACCTATGATGTGTTCTGTCCGGTTGATTCGGACCAGTGTACTTTAGGGGGTCGCTCGGTAGAACGTACTGAGCTACCTAAGTTATTGCCTAAGAAGAGCACTGCATGGTGTGATCAATTCTTCTGCTACAAGAACGAGTACGGTGAAGGGGTTGTTGGTTTAAACCCCACCGGCCTTTGGAACTAACACATCTACCGAGGTATACATGGTAGACATTCTGATTGCGCTTTACACGCTGTATATGTTCTACCGCTGTATCCGCGTTATCCAAAACCTAACTGGTTCGTTCGCGGATCTTAACATCGCCATACTCACCGAGCGCTTCATCACTGGTCGTAATGCCGGTGTGGTGACGTTAGTCGACGCTCTGATCCGCGGGACAGCCATTACAATCACCACCGTGATTGACGCCCCCTTCCTAACTGCGGCCTTTATCATCCACACGTGCATCGTTGGTGCAGGCATCACTACGGCCTGTCAACGGCACTACGCGCGTTCGTAAAGAACTACGTCCGTCGTTGATGGTTTGCGGTAGAAGCACCACGCTTTTATTGTCGACAAGGATGCCACACGATGCTCAGTCTGTTACTCCTAAGCCTGTCAGTGTCGGTGTCGCAACAGTACGTTAATCCATCAGGTCACGTTAAAGCACAAGAGCATGTAGTAGCAGGTAAACACTGGGCAATAGTCCAGAGGTTGCCTGAATCACAAAGTCGTCCCTATTGCCCGGTTGTACGGGACCAGACGACTGGGTGGTTAGCTACCTGTCTTGGGCCAGTGCCTGACACACCTCGCGCGGTCAGCGCTGTTGCTCACGGCAAAGGGCCGTGCAAGCACACAGTCCACTGGTCGGCATTTAGAGGAGTGCGGTATGTTCTCCGTCGGGATTCTGATGTGCTGGTTGCTACCTGATACGTACCGGAAGTTCATCTGGCTATTAATGCAGATGTGCCGCCACTACAAAACAAGGTCGCCTTACCAACACGCTGCAAACCTGGTCGCAGTGGGTAACTTTGCTGATGACTTCAGACCACTACCTGCTATCGGACACCTGGATAAGGGCCAGGTCAGTCTAATAGAGCGGTGGTTAGTAAAGCTACTCGCGCCTGTGGCGTCGCTACATGGTGTCGCCACTGTAAGGGAGCCCTAGGGGTTCCCTTATGCCCCCTTTATGCCGTCTCGCTTATCAGGAGTGAGTTTGAATGCCCCCGTCTCTCAAGAGTTTGTTCACAGGTATCACCAGTTACGTACAGAAGGATTTGTTGTCTCTGTTACGCACCCAAGACACCCAACCGGCAACGCCTGTCGTCACTACCTCAGAAATACTGAGCCACACCCAATCGTTCTTTGCGCCCTACACCCCTACGGCGGAAGACGAGTTGATCCTGGCTAACTGGCAGGACAACCAATCGACCGAACCTCTGCACCGACTGGTCATGCAGATCTACGGGTTTGATAAAAATTGCATTTACCTGGAGCTACCCTGTGGTACGCAATCAGGCGGTGACCTAGCCAAACACCTGCATGCCCGTATCGCCGCCGTCAGCGACCCTGAACTGCGGCTGGTGCTCTCACGCGCCCTGTGGGGTGATGACCGCACCGAGTTGGTCGACCACTTCCCGTGGCTTGCAACCAGCCACGTGGCTACTCCCTACACACGCCTGGTTACTTCAGGTGAAGCGCCTGAGAACGCTAAAGTCTGGTTGGGTACGATCAATGGCTTGCGGTCCTTGATGGCCCGCATTTATGTCGCCTCCAACGGCATTGGCGAGCTGATGGTGTGGGCTAACGATTACGACCGTGCCAAGTACTACGCGCGTTTTCGTAAGGATGCCGTGTTCCATGGCGTTGCATTACCTGCCGAACTTTACGCCGAGGTGGATCAGCTTGCCGACTACGTTGATAGCCGCGGGTTCAAAAAAGCATTGGTGATGGGTAAGTCGGGTTATTCAGTGGTGCGCCGTGAGCTAGAACAAGGCGACTGTGTGTACACCATCCACCATCACCAAACCCCAATGATCAGTTTCTTCTTCGCGGCGAAGGCCCATGAGTAAAGTAGTACCGCATATCCCGCACTACAAACGCGAACCCGGCAACCGCGACTTCACGTATATCGAAGTCGCGGACGTCGACCGCGCAGGTAATTATTACACCCTGCGTAAGGTTCTCTACACCAACAAGAAAGGCCAGGACTGCTCTGAGATCATCCAGGTCATTCATCACGGTAAAACCCCAACTACTACCCAGGAGTAACACCATGACTCAACTGCCTAATGCTTTCGGTAACACCCCGGGCTTCGAGGGTGCACAAACCGCAGCTCCATCGCTCCTCACCGGGAAACCTGTTCGTCTGGCGGACATCATCGCCGGTCAGTTCGCTGACAAGCGCCGCATGGGTACCCATCCTGAGCGTATAGTCGCTGCACTGAAGGCGGAATATCCGGATCTGGCAGCGGCGATTCAGGAAACCGGCGAATACGTCGTTGTACTCTGCGCTGTAAACATCGAGCAAGCCAAGGCCAACGAAAGCCAGTACATGGGCCAGCGTTTGAACGGCAGTACGTATCAGCCAGGTTACATGAATCACGGCGGTATGATGGGCCTTGGCTTCAGCATTGCCGTGTTTGCAGGTTCGGCCGGTACGGGGGTGCAATTTAACCTCCGCCCAAACTTCGACCACGGTATCAGCCAACTGGGTGAAGCCGGTATCCTGAACCTCGTGCTGGATCTGCTGACCAAAGGCACCATCAACAAGAACGTCGGCTTCAGTCAGGCGATCGAATGAACGTGGGGGCCTTCGGCCCCTGCTTCTTTTTTCTTTTTATGCTGTCTGCAAGATAATACCGGCATTGCCATTATACAGAACTCTTGCAGCATAAGCAACATAGTTGACTGTCTTTAGGCAGTGCTATGTCGCTTATGCTGTAACTTGCTGTGCAAACCAAAGGAGGCTACATGGAAACGAAGAAAGCCCAAACCTCGATCGAAGAGTTGCATGAGGTCATGGAGATGGTTAATGACACGTTCTATGGCGTGTTGTCGTTTAACCGGAACGGTGCTGTAGCCAACACCGTGGAAGAGGGGATGTCACCAGAACAACAGGCATTGGTGGTCAATGCTGTTAATGCTGGGGTGCGTGCTACCTTAAGCTCCATCGAAGAACTGGATGGAGAAATACGGTTCCACAGCAATGGCTGCACCGCTGTCTTGGGGGGTGATCTTTGTCGGGGTATGTTTGGTGAAATCAATTCGTAAGAAATAAATTACATTTTGATTCAATAGAGAGGGGGAACCTAGCCGTAAGGCGACGGAGGGGGAGAGTTATGACGTGTGAGGGATTTTAAGAAAATCCCGAATATGCCTTGCTCTTTGCTCTAATGGAGGTGGGGTTGGGGACCCACCTCCATGCATTATCCGGCGACCTAGAAAAGTCAAAGCGAAGTCTTGACTTTTTGTTATAAAAGGGAGTGGGTAGGGCACCCACTCCCATCCTTTGCTTTTAAATAGCGATAGCCAAATCACCCTGACGGAATAAGAGAGACCCTCAAAGGTCTCTCCGTATATGCCGTCTTTTTAATGATTCGAGCAAATTACAAAACTACATCATACCGGTGAACCTAACCTCCCTGTAAGGAAGATCTGCAATGACGCTTACGATTTACAAACTCACCAATACCCGCGTTACCACAGGTTCGGTGGGTGAGGTTACCAACGTGGTAGTGGTCGCTGAATCGCAAGGCGATGCTATCATGATGGCAGAGGATGCCTGCTCTGACAAAGACATCCCTTTCGATGACTCGCGTTACTTTGCGGTCACCGTGCTGGGTACGGCAGGGCCCGATGCAGAAGAAGGCGTACACAGCGCCGACTACTGCTGGGAACTGATGTCGTTCGAATTCGTTTAAGACTACCCTCGACTAACGCCAAGGAATTACCATGCAAACTAACCTCTTTACCACCCATGACCTGCAATGGGCTCAGCACCAAAGCCATACCCCTGAAGCGGTTTTCCAGCAATACATGTTGGCAGGGATGATGTCGGTACAACTGCGCACCACACCCATGACCATGCTGGGGCGTGAGCACGGTGTTAAGTGCGAGTACCCGATCGTTGCGTTTGAGGTCTTGGCTGACGTGCGTAAAGAAGGCCACCGTCGTGACGAGTACACCCACCACATGGTTGTGCCAGTCATCGATCAGCCTCAGCTCAAGCAATCAAAGATCGCAACCCACCAACACGCAGCCAACGTCTTCACTGTGGTGTTAAACCGTGGTTACGTCGAGCCGTCGGTAGAAGAAAGCACTGACGGCGCTGAGCAGGCTGAGGGTAAAGAAGTCATCCTTTGGCGTATGGAAAATATGGGTGGTGGTCGTCCACATGTTGAGATGGAATGGTCGCCTCAAGCATGGCAGGAAATGGTTTACCATCAGGTCACATTACTGCGTCTGTGGTCGGAAGCATTCACCGGCATCACCCATACCTTCAAGCGGTTCGGTGAAGGCGAGGTTGTAGTGTGGCGCCACGAAATGCAACCCGAGCGTTGGCCGCAAGTACCGATGTTCCGCGTCGTGACCCAAGTCGAACCGTTTATGAATAGCGGTTATGACCGTAACCACTATGGTTCGGTGGGGTTGGTCGACACCATCTTGATGCCGGCCACCTTTAACCAAGGTATGGGCTCCAGCCCGTTCTATGCCCGCAGTGAAGACATCTACACGCTGGCGCAATACGAAAATCAACTGCTCAAACAGCAGCAACACCCCGGCGATGGGAGAACACACGGTAAGGGCCAGGAATTCGAACCATCACCATTCATGATCGAGGAAGTCTTGAACAAGATCCCCGATAGCATTCGCAATGGTCGCGGCTAGTTCACCTAACTTAGCAATTAAGGATTTAAAATGATCGCTTCTCAGAAATATACCGTCGAAGATGTCCGTCAGAATATCGGGCGTGTTAATGACCCGGATGTCTTGTTCACTTACCTGCTGGCGGCTATCTTGACCGAAGAGCTCAAGGCCACTCCGATGTATATCGAATACAGCGATGGTTCTAGCGCCGAACCCACGTGCTACAAAATCGTTGGGTTCAGTGCCATGGAACAACATTCAGCGGCCATCCGCGGGGACCGGCGACCCGCTCACAAACTGGTGGCACAAATCAATGAACCCGATTTTGAACACGAGTATCAACGGGTTAACCAAAACCGCAGCTGCGATACAGTGCTGTATGCGCAGAATATCGGGTACCACCGGGAAGAAAAACCGGCAGCTATGTACTCCAGTTGCCCGATGGCTATCCGCCGGCAAGACTGGACGACGGTCGTGCGGCGCACCCTCGACTTGCAAGAGTTCTGGAGCATGTGCTTCCCACCTTCCGAACTTGACACACAGGTCTTTGAGCCGGGCCAGAAAGTTTACTGGACCCGCGTACTGAGCATGGCCGATTTCCCGACGATAAAGTCATTCAAGGTGGTGTCCCAGGATGGATTGCGCTTGAGCGAACGTGGCAATTATGCGGTCGATACGCTGATCCAACCAATGCAGCTGTTCCACATGGATTCAGACGGTGTAATAGCCGTGCATAGCCGTGAACTGATATCGGAAGAACAATTCCGTAAGTTCATGGATAACCCTCAAGGTAATGGTCAATGGGTTAAACACGAGGACTCACCGTGGTTCAAGCAGAACGTCCTCGATAAGATGCCGCCAGAAGTTCTGTACCCATAAGGCAAACCCAAACAAACAACGGGGGGTGCCAACCGAGCACCCACCTTCCCCAACTCATCGATTTTAAGGAATAATAACATGTCCGCTCTTTATACATCCGATGACATCGTGCATGGCTATCACATTCTGCATAAGCGCAGTTTGCTTGACGTCTTTCTGTTGGCTGCACGTCTTTGTGTACTGGCTGAACGCAGACCCATGCAAGTGGTGTTGAAAAAAGGCCTCAATACCCCGACCGAGATCGAAAGCTTCGAGGTCAAAGGATTCAAGGCATACCGTGCCGAGCAGGTAGGAAATAATCTCCCGAGGTGGCGCATCGCGGCTCTAATCGATGCACCCGCAATCGGTCGTTTGTACACCGAGCTAGCTCAGGCAGGCTGGGGTAGTCAGCAAGTGCTGACCTGCATAAACACAGGCTTTAATCAAGAAGCAGAACACCTCGACACACGGGGTGCCTACATGGCACTACGACCGGAAGACTGGTTCAGTGTGGTGCAGGAGTACACCACACTGAGGGCAACGATGGTCGATGCCGTCCACCTACCGGACTACACCACGCAGGCATTGTCTGTTAACGCCCGGGTACATTGGATGCCCACTACCGAATTAGCGGCGTTCCCAGACATCCCCATGTATCGGGTGGTGGCGCAGTTCCCGCTAAGCTGTGATCACGATCGAGTGGTTGACACCCTGATCGAGCGGGTGCCGTGTTTTGACGGCATTGGGCCGGCTTTGTTGAAAGTTCACAGCAAAGACCTGTGCACCCCGGGACAGCTCCAACAGCTGTTATTCAAACCACAACCCACCTCCATGTCCGGAACACACGTCTTCAGTCCATGGTTCCAGGAAAACGTACTTGACAAGCTCCCCGCAGAGCTGCGCTACAACTGACGAAAAGGGTGGATCGTGAACCTGTATCTGCTGCATGACATAACCAATGCATTTGATGATCGCGGTGGAATCGCTATGGCGGTGATCGCTGCTGAGTCAGAAGACGACGCACGTTTGACCATAATTATCGACACCCACCATGGCGAGAATCAGTACCTTGATCCGCCCCGCTATGCCTGCGACTTGATTGGCACCACCAGCCTGCCGGCCGGTGTAGTTTGTGTTGATCACGACTATGACTATCTGCGCGTCGGGTACCCGAACCGTCGAGTGCCGACGCCACGCTAGTAAAAACCGACCGTACTGGCAACGGTATGTGTACCAACCCTTTTCATGGAAAGTGACCCAAAATGACCACCACCGTTCAGGTGACTCAGCGTAAACCCAACCCCTCCAAACAGTCCTTCAGCTCGTGGCAAGAGCGTCAGAAGCAAGACCGTGGTGTTCGAACACCGTCGGTTGAAACCCGTCCGTACGAAGAGATCCGGGCAGAGCGCAAATCGATGGCTAAGCCGAATCCACCAGCCGAACCCGTCGTGTTCAAGGACATCGTGCTGAACAAGCGCTACACGTCCAAGCGTGTCGGCAAAACCGTCCACGTTTATCCTGTGGAAGTAAAGAAGAACAAGGTCGTGCTCAAACGCGATCTTGAGGCCAAGGATAGCTTCACTGAATCCCGGGCCAACTTCGACAAGTACTTCGTGCTTGACGAGGCTTAATGGGTGAGGATGGTTGAGTATTACCGCCGCCTTATGAAACGGCTACTGAATCGTTGGGAATACTGGCGTCTACTCGGTGAAATCGAGCGGAACGGTGGTGTTGTCAAAAATAAAGTGGCCACCTGCAAACAGTGTACGCCCGAGAAAACATGTCGTCCGGGCAACTACTGTGCGTCTACGTCGAAGCTGTATCTTTACACGTGGCGTTTGCGCAGGCTGGACAATGAATATCGGCGGATTTAATTGGAGCAATCCCCATGAGCTACGATAACGATGATGATGTTGTAGTAGACCCGGAACTCGTAATGGAGGAACGGGACGAAGACGATGACGAGGAGATTCTGTCTCCTGCTGTGCAGAAGATCCAAGAGCTTCAGACCGAGTTTGTGCAGGGCGTTCAGAAGGTTCTCGAACCACTGATCACCCAGAACCCAGAACACCGGGGCTCGATCGAAGCGACGGCCGAAGGTATCCTTGGCCTGATCGAAGGTGGTGCTGACGATGGCTACCTGCTGGTCAAGCGCGAAGACGCCAACTTCGCCATGGTGCCCTGCGCCCGTGAAGTGTACGAAGAGCACCTGCGTGACGATGTCGAGCCAACCGGTCTCGACCTCTCGCGCGGCCTGCTGGCGATGTTCGACGACGTTAACAGCTGACGGTATACGGCCAGCCCTTCGGGGCTGGCCTATGTCCCCTTTAAGGAGAAAGACGTGTTTAAACGTGTAGTGTTGGAGAAGCGACACAATCGCTTAGGTAAAGAAGAACAGATCCTAGCCAACGTGGCCAAGATCGCCAAGATCCCTGTGGTCACCACCTACGAGAAAACCGTAGCGCGTAACCATTTTATTTTTGAACCGACTGACCTCGTGGCAGGTAGCGTGGGCTTCATGCACCACGCCATGCGGGCTTTTGGCATCACGATACACCACAACCACCCCTACCCCGACGTGTTGGCTGATATCATGCACCGTAAGGTGTTGCCGATTTACACGATGTACGATTTGCGCAAACACTTCACCCAAAAGGGTAGCCCAGTGTTTGTCAAACCCCTACAGACCAAAAAGTTCACCGGCTTTGTGGCTGACCAGATTGGTGATCCGCGTTTTAATGGGGCAGGGAACCAGACGAGCATCATCTGCACAGAGGTGGTGGAGTTCGTTCACGAGTGGCGGGTGTATGTCGCCAAAGGGCGCGCGGTCAGTACGCAAAGCGTAACGCTGTTACATAACCGACCATGGTTCCCGAACCCAATCGTTGTTAACGAACTGGTGGATCGGTTGAGCAACGCATTCGAGGGCGCCCCATTGGGTTATGCGTTGGATCTTGGTGTTCTGTCCAATGGCAAGCTGGCATTGGTGGAAATCAACGATGGCTATTCGATTGGTGCTTATGGCAAGATGCTACCCAGTGACTACTGGGCGGTTATCGCAAACCGCTGGGCCCAACTCGTACAAGGAGCTACAAAATGACTGACCACCACACCGCTAACGAAAACAAGAAAACAACACTCGTGATCTTGAGTGGTATGGCCAACGTCGGGTTGATGGCCGATGCCCTCGATCATTTCTTCTGGCACATGGGGGTGGATACGTTCAAATGCAAGATCCCAATGCAACCTGACCCAGCCGTAGTCCCTAAGGCCCACCACTGGGACGCGGTACGTTTCGTTGTCCGCGAGCACCGTATCCTCGATCCGAGCTGTTCAGCACTAGGTCCTATGGTGGTACCCATGGTACTGGGCGCACGAGACAGCTATGAGTTCGTGATCTCCGTTGCCAGTCGCCACAAGGCTTTGGATGTTTTGGTGATCCATTCACTGGTGCAAGAGCTCAAGGATAAACTGGGTGTGCCTGAGCGGTGCATTCATTTGGAGATGCTCTCCGCGTTTGGCGTACCTGGACCTGAAGAAGCAGTCGATCAAGTCAACCAAGGCGCCCTGAAAGAAACACGTATGGGTATCTTCTATAAAGGCCCAAGCGACCGCAGTGACTACCGCGACCTGCTGACGACCATGGGCGCCACCCCAAACGAATTCGAACTGTTAAACTGCGATCCTAAATAAGGAGTGGTGATGAGCACCAGTGTATATCCCGTAGTGGGTCGAGTGAAGCCAAGCTACGTACCGGAACTCGAACTCACCAGTACGGTGGACGGCGATCCGGTTAAAAGCCCAATGCTGCCGCCGGGTGAACCTACCCCGCCTGATGTTCAGCAACTGGTCCAAGGGTCTTTTGCCTCGGTAGGTGTTAAACATCCAGTGCAGAGTGACTTTGAGTTCTCGTACCCAGACAAAGAGTACCAGCCGGAACATCCGCAGAATGTCCTCACGCACATGTATAACAACTACGCGTTGTTTTCGTGGCTGTGTAATGTTCGAGGTGATAGCCAACCGCGCCTGGACTACAAGTTACGCCAAGAACGTACCGAAGCGTTCATCGACTGGATCGGTAACGAACCAGGGGTAACGTACGTCGACTTCGCAGATCACCAGCAGAAACACCCGAAGGAAACCCTGCGAGAGCACTACTTCGATGGGTTTGGTAATGCCATCATGTTCGGCCTCGACGAGCTGTTGGCGTTCAACTACGATGTCGTGGCCTGGGTGCAGGACGGGTACGACGGTGACAACCCGCGGTATCGCGAACACCCCGAAGGCAAGACGTGGCGTGAGTTGTTCCATGGCGCGCCTGGCCGTGTAGCTGTTTCCCGTGGCTACTTCGAGTTTCTCGCGGAAGCTAAAGCGAAAGGTTGGGACTTCGTCATTTTCTGTTTCGACTAAGGAGTTATCATGCAACCCAAAAAGATTTACTTGATCATCACTACCGCCCTCCCGATCCATGACGTGTTGATACCCAAACTCCACGCTACTTTGGGTCAGTGCCCGAACATCACGACCACCACCGGTGCCGTCCCGCACCGGAGCTGCCGTGTTCCTTTCGGCATGTCTCCGGTTCAGTTCATGGTCTCCGAGCATATATCTCGGGAAATGACGATTGTCAATGAAACCGGCCTGCGCTCAGAGAACGAAGTTGTGTTTGCACCTTACGTCGACAGTAGCCCACACGCCGACACCGTACATTTGGCGGTATGTGGTGATGCCCACACTGGCAAAAGCGCTATCATGTCGGCCATCGAGCACACACTGCGTAAAGAATCCGGCCACACGTTCCAAGTGGCGTCGGTCAAGCACGTCAGCTTGGACATCGGTACCGGTCCGTTCTCGGAAGCTAAAACCAAAGAGATCTTCGACCAACTGTCCCCAGTCGAAGTGATCATTCTGTGTCAGCGTCCCAAGGGCAACACGCGGCTTAATGCGGTACTGGCCCGTACGCCGGAGGTCATGGGCGCCTAAAGCTCGGGTTTCCTGATGGTATGTCCGACTCAAAGCCAGCATGCCATCAGGTAGAGACCCATGAGCCAAAAGATCAGTCAATATCCCATCACCCAGGTCTTAACCGGAGAGATCTGGTTAGAGATCATCCAACGGCAGTACGATGATGAAAAGTACACCCACCACCGCATTTCTCCTGAACAATTGGCCTCGTTTGCCACGGGGGTTAAGTTGGAATTAGGTCTGCTTACCTCACCGCATTTACCAATCGATGCAAATGGCTTGGCCGCTCTTCCCAAGAAGCCTTTGGGTGGGTTCTTTCTGGACATGGCGCAAGTGTACTTTGCAGACGGTAGTTTTGTTGAGGTCGTTGGGGTCAAGGTGGTGGGTATCGATGGCGTCTATTATGCCAAGCTGCCGGAAGAAGATCTACCCGAGTTGGAAGGGGTTGTGAGCCTTGTGGTTTCCTACCTAAGCGATCTTGTTTAAGTATACTTCATGATATGTGACTGCTGTAGTTCCACAGCGCACATCACCACATGGAGTCTGTAACATGTCTATCGTAAAACGTAATAAGAGCTCCATTTCTGGCCTGACCGCCGATTTGGCTGCCCTGTCCAAAGCCATCTCCGACGAAGCCACCGCCCGCGCCCAAGCGCTGGCTGATGAAGCATCCGCGCGTGGCGATGCCATCACCGTAGCATCCGACGCTGCCGTTCAGAAAAGCGCGAACCTTTCCGACCTCAGCGACACCGCTGTGGCCCGCACCAACCTCGGCGTCAAATCGGCTGCTGAAGTCACCGCTGAAATCAACCTGGCCAAACTGGCCGTGGGTACCAACTACAGCGTGGCTGACATCGCTGCCCGTGATGCCCTGACCGACCTCGACGTCAACGATCGCATCTTCGTGACCGACGACGGCGACACCAAGTGGGCCATCTACAAACCTACCGCTGTGGTTGACGGCGACGTCACCGGCTGGACCAAGCTGTACGATCAGGACGCGCTGAACAACGCCCTGTCCAGCCAAGCCATCAAAGCGGCCTACGAGTCCAACGACGACACCAACGCCTTCACCGACGCCGAGAAACAGCGCCTGATCAATGCCCTGGTTGCTGCTGACCTGGCTGGCGATCTGAGCGTTGCTGCACCTGCCGACAAGCCGGTCTCGGCTGCCGCGGTTAAAGCGTACGTCGACAGCAAAGAACAGGCCCCGAGCCTGTCGGTTGCTTCGGAAAGCGTGGTCGTTGCAGGCGATGACACCATCACCCTCAGCAACGCACCCGTCAACGGTGTGGCTGGGGGACTGAAATTCGGTATCGGGCGCCTGGGCGGTGGAGGAGGCATCGCTTACGATGCCCCGCTGATCGCTACCGCCACCCCGACTGTCTTCACCGTGTCGACCGATTCGGCCGGCCAGTGGGACGGTAAGAGCGTTCAGGTCCAGTACCTGCACGCGTAAGGCGTAAGCCCTCCCCTTCGGGGGAGGGTTTTATGCCGTCACAAAACTACATGCCTGTTCAATTCTTTACAACCAACCAAGGAAAGTCCCATGCAAGAGTCCGTTATTTACGTCGTAATTACCACCCATCTGCCGATCAATCGTCGGTTGTTGAGCCTGTTTACCGCGTCGTTACAGCAGCACCCTGGCCTCGAAATCTCCGCAGGTCCGGTACCGGGTACTCCGACGTTCGTCGACGATCCGTACGATCGCAGGAACATGCGTTTCGTGTTCAGTGAGCACATCGCGGCGATCGATCTCACCCTCATCGACGAGTCGGCGGCGAGCGAGTCGATGCGTAACCGCATTATGCCGGCTGTTCCAGATGCACCTGTCGGTAAGCAGGTTCTGATCTCGGTTATCGGTCGCGTACACTGCGGTAAGACCGCCGTGATTCGTGAACTGGCCCGCGCATTGCGCCACGACGATATCAATGCCGGCAACATCACCCGTTACACACTCGACCACCCTGAAAGCGACCCTGCGCTTACCCCAGAAGAAAACGCAGCCTGTATCGCCAAGATGTCAGCTCGACGCATCGTCTTCTTGTTCCAGAAGCCGCGCCGTGAAACAGATCTGTCGGACCTGTTGATGCAGTGTGGCGCTACCAAGCAGCCATCGAAAGAAACCTGAAACCTATATCACCCACGTGAATTAACCTGAGTAAACTAGCATGGCCCGCCTATCCAACAACGAACTGTCGGCACTGCCCGGCTTCTTCTACTACCCCCGTGACGTAGCGGGGTTGGAAGAACTTACTTTCGAACAACGCGGTGAGATTCGCACCAACCAGGGCCACTACATGATGCCCACATGGATGTGTGATCCGGCGATGCGGGCCGATGTTATTTGTGACTTCGATAATGCCCGCATCCCTACCCATCGCCGCCCGGGGACTGTAATCCCGACCTACGGCCATGTCCCCTTCGACCTACGCGAGATCATTGAACTGTGAAGAAGAATAAAGTCTATTTCGGTAAGAAACACCTGACCCACAAAGAAGGTCGTCATAACGGCAAGTTCGTGGTGCCTCGTATGTTCCACCGCTACTTCACTTTGCGACATATGTTGGCTCGATGGTCAGCCATACTGAAAATGGCCTGTAATAGCAGTAGTGGTGCACGGGGCCACAACATGCATGTCAGTTCTGAAGACTTCCGTAAAATGGTCCTGTATCGTCGCCGTATCGGTATGACCCTACATTACCACCTCGGGGTGTCGCGGATGCAGGTGCTGCTAGACGACATCACCGCATGTCGCGACAAACAAGCCAAGCAAGATGCGTTTGTTCGCGAAGTAGCCACCCAATGCCGGGTGCATCCAAAATGACAACAATCGCCTGGGATGGCGATAACCTCGCCAGCGATAGTCAGGCTACGCGTGATTTCGCAGGTACGGGTCATTGCGAACATTGTGATGGTAGGCTCCGTTACATAGTGACCCATTACAGCAAGATCTTGGCCCCGAGTTTCAAGGAGGAGATCTTCTTCAAAGAGCAACGTGTACTCGCGGTGGCTGGTGCGGGTGACGCCGGTATGGCCGGCTTGTACCGTAATGGCATCCTGAACGGTGTTGCACTCAAGGTCATTCACCACATGGCTTATGAGACACACAAGAACAAGTCCCGCTGCCCAACCGCTGTCTTGTTGGTGGTGACAACTGAATCGGTATGGGAAGTTGAACACACGAGACCCCAGGCCAAGGTCAAAGAAATTACACAGGTACCCTATGCAATAGGTTCCGGCGCACCAGCAGCATTGCTAGCCATGAAACGCCTTGGCTTGACGGCCATGGCTGCCGTAGCCTGTGCAATCGATGTCGACAAGTACAGTGGCGGTGCGGTCAATTATCTCTCTTGCCGTGGCGACTCTGATGCGAAAATAGAAGCATACACCTACACCCCCGAAGACATCGCCGAACTCTTCCAATAACCCATCCTCCCCGTAGGGAGGGTTTATTATGTCTCTCTCCTTTAAAGGAAAAACACATGAACAATCAAGCTGCTGGTTTTCTCGGTGAATATGCACCGTTCTACTGGGCTATTTGCACAGCCACTCATAAGACCATCGAGGTCGATGCACAAGACATCTTCGATGCCGCGGTGGTTCAGCCACGCCTGACCAAGGCGCAGGTGGAAGTTTATGTCAACCTACTGTGGGAACGTGCTCCTCATCTGAACTACGCCCAAGCCCAGAAACACATCTTCCGCATTCTGGGGTACCGCAGTTCGGGACTGGCCTGCGCGATCCGGCTGAAGTACACACAGCTGCATCAACTCAGTGAATTGACTTACCCGAACATGTGGTACGAGTTCCTGTATGTACAGCTGCAAGATTCAGTGTTCGGCATGGCGCCGTACAGTAACGATGAGTGCAGCCTGCACTACCTAGAATTCATCTACGAGCCGCGTCTGCGCAACCTGCTGACTCACGACGGTATCCCGGATGACCTTGACGACGCGTTCTTGACGCTACTCAACATCAGTCAACAGAAAACGATGTCCATCCCCATGGCCCGCACTATGGCTACCCAGGTGGCCCATGAGCTGGACAACCGCGTCTGTGGCAGTACGGCCTTGAACCTGGTGGCAATCGCACTGGGCTATAAAACTTGGGTGGTGGCCATGGCGCAGCGTAAGGATGATTACATCCCCAACCTGCGCCTGCCGTCACGCTTTGCACCCCTACCAGCCGAGGCTGACCCTTGGTTGGACATCCCCACTTCTAAACCTGTGCCTCCAAAACACGAGGCGCGTGTCTGAGAAGAAATACCTCCCAAGGTATTGTGTGTAGAATTACCGACTTTCAAAACAAACCCAACCAAAACGATAAGGTGTTTCCATGTCTTTGACCACTGTTGCTTCCTCCGTCAAATCCGCTGTCTCCGCTGAACTGGAAAAAGTACAACTGCCAGAAGGCGTCGAAGTCTCCGCTGAACTGCAACAACAATTCGCTGACGCCGGCGTGCGTGGCACTCTGTCCACCCTGGCCGGCCTGGAAAACGCCAACCTGTCCTACATCACCGGTTCGGTCGAAGAAGGCAACGACGACGTGGTCAGCTTCACCCCGGCTGAACTGCTGAGCGAAATGTTCAGCGCCGTCAACTCGTAAAACATCTCCGGCCTGCGCCGTGCATAAAGGAGCCTTCGGGCTCCTTTATGTCGTCTCACGACTTTATTTTTTACTAGGACCTGCCATGTCCGGTTACAGCCCTGTAAGGACTAACCCTTTGACGAACACTACCCAACAAGAACATAACCCGGTTGAACCCAGCGCCGGGGTAGCCAACAATAACTGGAACCTGCGCGACCGTTTAAACGAACGCATGAGTTACAACGATGCGGTGCGAAAAGGTTTTGTGGGTACCGAGCAAGAATGGCGTGAATTCTTGACCGACTGCAAGGATCATGAGCCTGCGCCCACCCAGGATACGAAACCGCAGGAGCCTGCGGTCCAGCCCGCCGTACCGATACCTGACCTCATTGTCAGGCTAGCCTCTCACGAAGCCAGTCGTTTGACCGTCGTTCACCGCAGTGGGATATTGGTCCGACTTACCCTGTGTCTGCTTACAGCGCTACTGCTAATGATCATCGCGGTGGGTGCGGCATTCATGAACGTCTACACCCGAAACGTCACACACGAGCGCCTAGAGCGTCCTGTACCGTGTTCGATCAATAAGGACGGGTTGGAGATCACCGGTACCCGCAATTACAGCTACATGAACCATACCTTCGGCCCCTATCACTGGCACAGTGACGACACCGTGGTAGAAAAGACCATCATCAACGCATCGATGAATGGTTTGGTGGTGGTGGCGATTACGGACGGTGTGTCTAAGACCTTGCGTCGTGGTCAAGCGGAAGGCGGGATATTGATTCTACCTAAAGCTGACTACTACACTTTCTTCTCCAACGGGAAAGCCACAGGAGCTTCCTATGCAGAACTCTGCAAATAACGTAGCGCCTTACATGACGCCCCACCAGAAGCGCACCATAAGCGACCTCACGGTGGCGCTGCTTAACCTGATCATGGGTTCGGGGTGTTCGAATGAGGTCAAAGGCAAAGCCTACACGATCGTTGACTACTACCTGTTCAATCCGTTTGAAACACGCCAACCGGGGTTCTTCCGTGACGCGATGGTGTGGTCCAGCGTTCACCAGTTCAAGGCTGAGCCAAAGTACGTCCCGTTGTTGAGTATGTTGTTGCTGTCTAGTTACGACCTGCTCATGCGGCGTATCGAGATGCTGGACATGATTGACGGTTTGACATTCACCCCGGCTACCGTCCTCACCAAGACCCAACTGCAAGATCGTTTCGTGGAAGCCTTGGCACTGTACACCGACATCGATCACAGCAACCTCGAAGAACTGATGAACACCCTACCGCTGCACGCTTTTGGCGGTAACCCACAACCTACTGGACTTAAGGACCTTGCACCATGACACCGAATGATCCTAATTGGAGTAACCTCGACCACAGCACCGCCCGGTCCAAACCCATGGGCAACCCGTTCTTGGCGTTTACGGTGGTTCCTGCGATCATGCTTTTGGTGACCGTGGTCTGGCTGTGTTTTGGTCGGCAAGCCGATGCGCAAGAAGCGGCGGTGTTGCGCGATAACCAACAGTACTACAGCAAGACGTGCTCACAGCTGCATCACCTGGCACAACAAGTGCATGAAGCAGAAAAAGCATTTGACGAAGCTGATACTGAGTCGGTTAAGTCAGAAGCCTGGGACGAATACCAGTTGGTGAGTGAACAACGTAATCAAGTGCTAGAGCAACACTTGAACAATGTGGCCTGGCACGCCAGTATGGGTAATCCACCACGCGATCAAGCCTGTTTGAAATGACGGCATATGTCCGGTGGATAACCACCGGACATACCGCATTTTATGAAGTGACTTGGGAGGTGTTTCATGAATGCGATACGACTGTACTGTGAATCAGGAAAATGGTTAGCACAGCTGCGCGGACAACCTTGTACGGTCCGCTTGGCTTCAGTGGACGATGACGAGACGTTTCGTAGTTTCGGGTTGCACCCAAAGGGCGCCGTAGCAATAAGCGTTCACCCCAGCGGGGAGATTGCCAACGTTACCCTGCTTGACCAAACGCCTGTGTGTGAGTTGATCATACCCCCAGGCCACAGCTTGTATCGCGACATCACCCTGACCTGACTTTTTATACCGGGGTGGTTTGCCATATGTAACCATTACTCCGTTAAGTGAATATGCAATGTTTGAGCCACCCCATAAACCGACGTGTACTTGGACGTGTAAGCCTGGAAAGACTAGCGGACGTAGCGCTGTGACCGAAACTGGGTTTTACGTCATTGAACATCTACTCACTGGCAAGGTTTTAGTGGGTTACTCTAAGACCGTCAGTGTCGATGTAGATCAACAGATCAAAGCACTGATGGGCGAACGCCATCCGAACAAACCCCTTAACCTGTTGTTTGAACGCGATGCCGAGCTACTGTTGTTGGAGTACCCAGCGCACTCTGTCAACGCTGCAAAAGACGCTGCGCGAAAGATCAAACGGTCGGTTAGCCCAACGTACTTGCTATTAAACCCCTGAGGTACCCATGATTCAACCCGGTAGTTTTGCCCGTGCGAAGTGTCAACTCAACATGACCATCGCCGAAGATCAGGCCCCTTTCTTGGTTATCCGTGAAGGGGATCGACTGGTGTGCACATCCGCATGCGATGCCAATGGCAATCAAAGCTTTGTCCACCTTAAGAGCGGTATGGAAAACGTCTGGCTCAGTAGCCGCGACGTAGAATCGGATTAATGACGCGATGAACCCAACCCATCTTTTCCATGGCTCGCTGTACAAACAAAACGAACTCATGCCGGGCTTTAAGCGCACCGGTAAGCTTGTCCAGTGGGACGGCACAGAAAACAACACCTACCTGTACGCCACCACAGAGCAAGACGAGGCCCAAAGTTTGGGGTTTGGCAGTGCCTTGGAAAAGGTGTTGGATTCCAGGCGTTACGCCACCTACGACAATAACATCGTTGTGTATTTCGTAGGGGACTTGCCCGATGCTGAAAAGCTGCGGTCGATGGACATCTACGTCTACACCCTGCGCTTTGATGTAAAAGACGGGTGGCGGCATAATGAGAATCCATTCAACAACATCAAGACTGAATGGACCACACAACAGACCATCAAGAAGAACTTGCTTAAATGCGAGCGCCTGGATCTGGCGACCTGGTTAGCCGGGAAGAACTTGTTGTTCACCACCCGATCGCCAGACACGTGTCCCCACAGTCTGGTCAATGGCCAAAATACCTGGGGTGGTAAAACCGCACGTATCACACTGTAAGCACGACACGGGGTGCGCCCCGGTCTTGTTTCTTTTTGGTCAATCGCGACAGTCTCCTTCGGGAGACTTTATGTCGCCTAGGAGGCTTATGGTTAAAATATACCCTGATCACCGATAATGTGTTGAGCTTAGCCGCGGGGGTGGTGTTTGAAGGCTCAATGCTATACCCTAAACAGCCATTATTGCGCATTTCGCAGTAGGCTTTAACCGCCCTTGAGCAGGGGCACTTATGCTTCACCCAGCCTTCAACGACCCAAGGAGTCGTAGTAGAAAGGCCTGGTTAAGTACTAAGGAACAACCATGGTAATCCAAAGCTACACTATCGCCCACGGTGGGCGGTATGAACTCGGCCAGCACATTGGTAGGATCAACAAGGTCCGCTTGGTGAGTATCACCGTCAATGGTAAGCTGATTCGTTACTCTGACCTGATCCACCGCGAATCAGGTTGTGCCACACGGTACTACGTGGAAGTAGGGCGTTCGCTCACTCCCTGCGACGGTGGTATGGTGATGGTCAATAAAGATGAAGGGGTGATCGAGACTTTTGTTTCGTCAGACCGTTTTCACGACAGCGTCGTAGTTACGCTGGAAATATCCGCGGAAGGGGAGTCGTAAGACTCCCCTGCTTTATGTTCGTCGATGCAATTTCAGACCTATATCACGTTAGGGAATAGCCAGTTTGGAGAACGGTAATGAAACGAGCCGAAGCTGATCTTAAGATCGGCATTCTGCGTGATGAGATACTGCGGCACGACCACAGGTACTACCTGCTGGATGACCCAGCGATCTCAGACGCGGACTATGACAACCTGATGCTCCAGTTGCGTGAGCTGGAACGCCAGTTCCCTGATCTGGTTACCAAGGACTCACCTACACAGCGGGTAGGTGGATGGCGCTCTAAACAGTTCGAGCCGGTCACGCATGATTTCCCGATGCTGAGCCTGGGTAACGTGTTCACGTTAGAGGAGCTCGAAGCGTGGTGTAAGTCGCTGCCGATTGGCACGCGTATCTTCGGCGAATGGAAGCTCGACGGCCTGAGCCTCAGCCTAACCTACGAAGGTGGTATCTTAACCCGTGCAGTCACCCGTGGTGATGGTAGTGTCGGTGAAGACGTCACCATCAACGCCGTGCATGTCAAAGGCATCCCTAAGCAGTTACCTAAAGCAGATGCGGCATCGGTGATCACGATTCGTGGTGAGGTGGTGGTCGCCAAAGTGCGATTCGAGCAGGTTAACGCCGAACTGGAGGCAGCGGGTCAAAAGGTGTTTGCTAACGAGCGTAACTACGCAGCCGGCAGCTTGCGTCAGAAAGACCCAATGGTCACCAAGCAACGCGACCTGGTGTTTTACGCCTACAGCGTTACCACAACCGATGGCAATTTCCCAACACACGCTCAAGGCATGTCATGGTTAGCTGACAACGGTATGCACATCGCCACGTGCTTCGGTGAATTCATCGCACCAATTGATATCCACTTGGTCGAACTGGCTATCGGTATGGTGGCTAACGAGCGCGACAAGCTACCGGTGGTAATCGATGGCCTGGTGTTCAAGGTAGACGATACCCGTATCCAAAAAGAAATGGGTATGCGATCACGCGAACCGCGCTGGGCCACCGCCTACAAGTTCCCAGCCATGCAGGCAAGCACTAAGGTCGAAGATGTTGAATTTCAGGTAGGGCGTACGGGCAACATCACACCGGTTGCGCGCATTACCCCTGTTCGGATTCATGGTGTGGTGGTTACCAATGTCACATTGCACAACATGGATGAAGTCGTACGACTGGGTATCGGCATCGGCAGTCGGGTTATCCTAGAGCGCCGGGGTGATGTAATCCCTAAAATCATGGGTCTGGACCCAACGTATAAAACCGACATCGTCACCCCGATAGCGGTACCTACCAATTGCCCGGAATGCGGCGGCACTGTAGCACCGCGTCTGCGCAAATCGGGTAAGGAAATGGAGATCAGTCCGGTTGTGTACTGCACCAACCACAAGCACTGCATGGGTCAGCGTGTGGCCATCATGGAGTGGTTTGTAGGGCGTAGCGGGTTGGACATCGACACCTTTGGTAAAGAGACCGTTAAGCAATTGGCCCAAGAAGGCAAACTGCTGCGCTGGGGTGATATCTACCGGCTTCAGTACGATGATTTTGAGGAACTCGAAGGTTGGGGTGAAAGCAGCATCGGCAAACTGCTGCTCAACATCAAGGCCTCCAAGATCACCACGCAGGTGGCTTTCCTCACTGCGTTGGGTATGACTGGTGCCAGTGCCGGTACGTGTCGCCGTTTGATCGATGCCTTAGGCAGTATTGACCGGGTGTTTGCAGCGGCGTCACAGACGCTGGAGCAGATCCGTGACATTGGTGATGACACCGCGGTGAAAATTGTCGAGTGGTACCGTGACAACTATGGGGACGTTGTGGACTTGCTGGAACAGAAGTTCAAGTTCTCTGATGTTCACGACATCGGTGATGACGTGCGCGGCACGTGCACCGAGAAAACGCTTATGAAACTGGCTAAGCGCGATCGACTGTGTAACGAAGGGATTGATCTGCTGCGCAAGCAATGGATCGACTGGGGGCTGCACGAATCCTGTGGTCGGGTAGAACGGCAAGCCCTCCCACTGGATGGCCAGACCTGGGTGCTGACAGGTTCTCTGTCGCACTTCTCCCGTGAAGAAGCCACCGAACGCCTGCGGGCTTTGGGGGCTACGGTGAGCGGTGATGTTTCGAGTCGCACCACCATGGTCATCGCAGGACCAGGGGCTGGCGCTAAGGAAACCAAAGCAAAAACACTGGGTATCCCAGTAAAGGGTGAGGACTATTTGATCAGCATCCTTAAATAGTGAATAGACCGGACACGGACGTCCACTGGAGTATCGCATGAGTAACCCCAACAACTGCACGACGTGTGAATATAAGCACGCTCGTGGTCCTGGCTGTTTCCCACAGCAGCACTGTTATATGTTCTACGAGGCCCCCACGGAGCAGTGCATGCAACACACCGGCTACCGTGAACAGGACCGCAAACTTAACGACTTACTCCGGGTAATCGTTACCCATAAGGAATCATCATGACCACCGTTGTATTGACCCCTAAAATGATTTTGGCCGATTGCCGCATGACCGGTACCATTAAGGTCACAGACGCAAAAGGCAATGAAGTGTCGTTTCAGGGCACCACCAACGCCTTTGGCAAGATCGGTGAATGGAACATCAGCATTGACGGTGTGGCGTCTGAAGCCTACGGCATATTTGGCGATGTCGAAGTGGCCCAGGCCTTGGTCGGGTACATTAAAGCGGTTGGGGCCGATGATCTGGACACCAAGTTAAAAGCGTTAGGGCATTTTCACCTCCGGTTGCCGAAATCCAACTCCGGTGTGGCCTGGCTGGATGAACACGGTGTGATGCGCTGGTGTTACCTGAACCAAACCGGTTACGAGCTAGGCAAGGCTACGGACAAAGACTACGTGGTCTTTGGTACCGGTGCTGACCTGTTCCGGGCGCGTATGCTCGAAAAGCAAGATGTCATGACGGCCTTCCTGTGGGCGGTTAAAGAAGACCCACAATCCTGTCTGGAAGCGTATGACCGCTTCTCGATCGAGGACGGTGTGACCGCCCGTTTCAACAACCCAGGCGGTGATGTACCTCAGGCGCTGGAAGCGTTACTTGCACACTGATGGACTCCCAACTGGTTGTAGTGGACTTCACCCGCGTCAAACGACAACTGAACTTTCAAGCGCTCACTGGGTTTACCACTGATACGATCAGTTATTACCGTGACGATCTGTTCGAGCAGTTCAGCGCTTACCTGTACAACTACGAACGCTGGGGCGAACGACCACTGTTCCAGCTGGTACTCGTGTTCCCTGAAAACCCCAATCCAGCACCTGGAGTGTATAAGAACGCGATCGAGGTTGACACTGCGGTTGTTCAAAGCTGCCAACGATATGCGGCGTGGTCCAAAGGACTACTGACCGCGGTCAGCCACAAAGAGAAGCACACAGTCTGTGGCTTCGCCTCTACCGAGAAATACCCCACCCTTGGCATGGACTTGCAATGGTTGGTGGCGCCAATCGAAGGAGAAACAACATGCGAAACGTACCCGTCGAAGCGATTCAATCTGCCCGCAAAAGACGTCAATTTGTAGCCGCTAACTTTGCTGTGATTGCAGGGGGTGTGGCCTACGGCATCGTCGAGTTGTTCAAGCCATTTTTGGCTTAGCGAAAATAAACTACACTGTGTGTAATAGTATAGGTCTACGATCTTACACTCAGCCGACCTCGCTCCTTAAAAACCCAGGCAACAACCCCCAACGGACTTGCTTCCGTTACCAACCTCTTGCACCCCAGCCAGAGGCGGGAAACCCAATGTGAAACCCGTGCGGCAGTCAGTTCACAGAACACGACGGCTCGCACTGGAACGATCAGCGGGCGGTACCGTACCGTAAGAAGTGTAGCCCACCCTTCGGGGTGGGTTTATGCCCGCGCTATCTTTTTTAACAGCTATATCACAACCGTGAATTCCACAACGTACCGGTGGCTATTATGCGTGTTCGTTGCACCACACTTCAGGAAATGAAGAACTACCGCTGTGAGGAACCGGGCTGTCTGTTTGCCCCATCCTACCAGTTGTTAGGCACTGACAGTAATGGCTTGCCCGCCACCAAGTATTTCTGCCAGGACCATTACAATGATTTCCTACACACAGCGGTCCAGCAAAACACCAAGGAGTACTGCGAACTCTGCGGGAACGCCGACACGCAGTTCACCATGATTCCTAAGTTCGACGACCCTAATCCCGGTAAGGTCTACAAGGCCTGCCCTGGGTGCGTACAAGAACAGGAAGACCTCGCTCGTGAAGAGTTTGAGGAGCCCGACGACCACCCCGACGAGGACGACCGCGACCTCGACGACACCAACTACGAGAACTTCTAATGAACACACGTACGCAAGAAACCGTTTACCGTGGCGAAGACGGTTTCACCAAAGGCATTGCTGCCTTTAATCGCCGTGATCCAGAAGCTGAGCGCGACCATGAGCTTATGTCGCTTTGGGCCGATCACACGATCGAAGAAACCGATACCCTTGTCTTCCATGCTGAGAAAGATGCCATGGGTCGGGTCTGGACTGCCACAATCGGTAGTCTTCGTGTCGAGCGCATACACCCCACCAACCAAGAAGACGACCTGGTCTTCTATGGTGCCGGTATTCCTGAAGGGATGCTGGTTTATTTCAATGCACGTGGGGATGACCCATTGTTGTCACTCCTGAACCTCTCGTGCGAGTTCAAAGAGGGTGATCGTTTCACCATGCATTGTAACCGTGACCTCAAACACCGGTCAGGGTGGACATTGGAAACTGACCAGTATCACCTTATAAAGAAACCCAAAGCCTAAGGAGCTGTAATGGCGCTCTTCAATACCAAACCTACTTTCAATGCCTACTTCGGTCGAACGTTCGACTCCACCGACCCCGAGTACAACCTGTCGGCACTGGTGCATCCGAAACAAGGTCTGTCTTCCAAGGACTACATCCAGTTGGCCCACGACTATGTGCGCTTGGATGATCTGCGCGAAGGCGAAGTCCACACCGCCGTCGTGACCAAGGTCATGAACCGAAACGATCGCTGGCTGATCGTACCGACTGAAGACGGCGTCGTGGCGGTGCCTGAATCCGGCGACAGCGTATGGTGGGACGAAAACCTCACCCAGCGTGTGGCCAAGTATTTCCCGAACGATCATCGCGCAGAGCTCGAATTGTTGGTCAAGCTGGCTATCGTCACTAACGCCAAGCTCAGCAACCTGATCTACTATTTGGCAAAATGTGACGAATATCCTCGCTCGGTTTATATGGCCAACAGTGAGATGATTCATCGCATCGCCAAGCTGTTGACCGGTGAAAACCTGATCAGCGAACTACGCTAAGCGACACAAGACCCCTCCCACTGCGGGAGGGGCTTTATGCTGTTTTCTTTTTACTTCACCGACGCGTCGATGTAAGCAATCGCACCACGCAGCCAACCGTAGAAGGCATCGTAACCGACGCATTTACGCTTGCAGTAGTCGGCCTCGTAGCGACTGGTGAATTCGTAAACTTCGTTGATCAGCTTGAATGCCAGCACGCGGTGGTCCGCATCGCTGTAAGTCGATGTCGAAACCAGCTTCGCACCATCGTTGGAGTAGAGGTACCAACGACCGTTGAGGGTAGTACCGTAGTGCCGTGTCCATTCATCGTGGAAACCATAGTGACCGAAGAATGCATCACACATGTACACGATCGATTGCACCAACCGCGTGCAAGCTTCTTTGGTCAGGGCTGGTACCGTCGCCCCTTCCTGCGAAACATCCAACGCCGGCGGCACCAGCGCAAACTTAGGCGCAGTGTAGGAAAGATCACGGGCTTCGACAAAAGCCCGCAGCTTCTCAGGATCACGGTAGTGGTAGCCGTTGACGAAATCGAACGTGGGTTTCACGCGCTCGTAGTAAGGCTTGGCGATGGCCTGGTTTTTCTTGTACGCCGCCAGCCAAGCATCGGCCAGCTTACGCATGTCGGCGTTGTAGTCCCCGGTAAAGCCTTTACCGAATTTGGACACCCGTACCTCACCTTCCACGAAGCGGCGCTTGTCGAGCCACTGTGGATTGAGGTAGGTCTTTTCCAACAAGGCCTTGTTGATGGTAGGCTCACCGTCTTTGGTCGAGAGTTTCGGTGGACGACCGTGGCGCATGTTACGCCATACGTCACCTACCGATTGGAAGAACCCTTCTTCAGAGACCGTCAGGAAGTTTTCGATCGAGACGCGTTCGTCTCCGACCACCCCGACCGATTGGTCGAGGAATTTGTTGATGTCGTCCATTTATTTCACCGATGCATCAATGAGGCGGGCGTAAGCCCGGATGATCGAATCGACATGTCGCAGGTGGAACTGCAACATACGGTTCGGGATTTGGTAGATCGGCTCGATCAGGTTCAGCATGCGTTCCTGGGCCTCGGTGTCGATGCCTTTGTTGCGGTGTGCTGGTTGTTTGGCCAGCTGGATGTAGTTATCCAGCTCTTTGGCAAAACCTTTAACCTGGCCGAAGCTTTTGAGGTTGTAGAAATCACCACGCAGCTTGGCCAACACATCGAGGGCTTCGGAAACCTTCATGATGCCGTTGGCGCACGTCACGATCTCTTCAACACTCAGGGCCTCACGTTTGGTTTCTTTCAAACGATCGGTGTTGAACGGCTTGTCGCTATCGGCGATCAGCGTCAGGATGCGTTGGACATGGGTGTTACCGAACTGGGTGCGGTAATCCACCACCAAGCGAATCTGTGATGTCGCCAGCGCATTGCTGAAGTCTTCCACCTCGAAGATGTTCAGGGCATCAACGTCATAGGTGTTAAGCTTATGCAGCAGGCGCTTAAGCTCAAGGTCAACGTAACGCAGGTACTGTGAATACGCATCCGAAACCTTGTTGAGCTTCTCGAGGAAATCCTCGATAGGTGCGTCCAAGTCGCTGGTTTTGATCTGACCTGCGATGCCGATGGCTTGGTACGACGGATCAAGCTCGATCGTCATGCCGCTGCGCACGGTGCGCTTGCTGAGCCATTCAGGGTCGAGGTAGGTCTTTTGCAGGGTGGCGAAGATGACGGCGCGTTTCTTAAGCCAGCCACCCGACATGGCGCTTACACCGGGCTTACTTTCTTCGGTAACCCAGTCCCAGAACCGTTTGAGAATTTCACCAAATCCCTCTTGGGAAATGGTTTCAGCGTCCGTGCCAAACAGAGCATTGACGTGTGACTCCACCGGCACAACGGCGCTGGTGTCAGTCGAATTATTTTCATCAAGAAAACGTTGAATGTCCACAGAAGACCCCTTGGCCATGTGCGTAAATTGAATGCCACATATCGTTAGCCAAATTCTACGCAACAGGCTAATGAAATATACAACTCTCTTAACGGCAATGGCCTTATGCTCAGTCCTGAAGAATATCGAGAAAAGATGAACCGCAGCGACTTTGTGATTCAGCAAGGTTACGTGGTTTGTAAGCTGTGCCGTGCGAATTGCGGTCAATGTGGCATTGGGGTACACCAAGCCCGTTGCCAGGAGTATTACGATGCACAACCCAAAGACTTTGACGGTTTGGGTAAACAATGGACTGCCTGTACGCGCACCCGCTGGCAACGCGCTGTTATCGCTTTAGTGGTCACGATTGTTGTGGCGGCCTGTTTCTACCGCGTCCTCTAACCTCAGGAGTTACCATGTTCACACTTCGCCGCTTTAACCCGAAAGACACTGAAGACCAAAAAGGCAGTATGGTCCAAGATGACAATGGCGTATGGGTTCGTTACAACGAAATCGCACCCACCCTTCATTATGCCATTGGTTGTCAGCTGCTCGAGAACCGTGTGCGTGCCTTTGGCAATGTCACGATCGAGGAGATCGTAGAGGCCTTTGAGAAGCAGCGCCTCGCTGAAATTGAAAGCAGTGCGCGGGTAGAGTTGACCAAGAGCAATGCACCCTACCTGAATATCGACCAGTTGGGCCACGATCGGACCAACTCCTTCGAAATCTACTTAAGACCGACCGAGGACACGTTGCTGCTTAAGGCAAAAGACGACGTGATGTTCAGTGTCAAATTGGTGAACGTCGATGCCGATGCATTCATCGATGTCGAAGGTGGTACCATCGACATTGACAACAAATTACGCATTGTTCGTATGCGTAAACGATCCGAAAGTGCGTAATGATATATGCAGCTGTAGCCTTTAGGGACGTAGAGACTTATCTAATCTACGGTTGGTGTGCGTACCCGTCCGCCCATACACCAACGGGACTTCAGTCCTACAGCTGCGCCTAACCCATAGCCCGCTCCGTTGGAGCGGGTTTATGTCCGGAGGTTTTATGTTGGCAAGTCTAGAAGAACATCGTGCCGAAGCCGAAGACCCAAAATGGGAATACGAGAATGAATGGTTTGGTAACTGGCGCACCTATGTCGATGAAGAGATCCGTGCAATCTGGGATACAATCCCCATCGAGGCGCGCCTTGTTATTGTGGGCTGTTGTAAGAAAGCAGCACTTGCTGAACATTACCGCTGCTGTACCTGTAGTTGATTGCAATTAGTTTGAGAACTATATAGTCTTGGTGAATTAGGATCATGAAGATCCTAGCCACTAGGAGTATTATTATGTTCTCTATCTTTAGTCGTGAATCTACTGCTCGTCGTGTCCTGCGTGACCGTCTAGCCTCTGCCAAGCGGGGACTGGAACGTGCTATGAAAATGCACGGCGTCAACTCGGATAAAGCCCGTGAGTTCGATCGTTTGGTCGATAAACTCGAAGCGGAACTTGCCAATGCGTAACCATTACGGCACAAAGCCCCTCCCAAGCGGAGGGGCCTTATGTCGTTTTTTTCTTTTTACTTCACGGATTCGTCGATCAGTTTGACCAACGCCTGGATGTAGTTGTAGATCTCGTACGAACCGGTTTCCGTCTCGGTGTGCCAGTCGTACTCGA